GAATGTAAGATCTCCCGAATCTCGACTTCGAGAGTCAAGTAAACCAAATGGGACATCCCACCCTTCTCGTCATTTGTGGGTCCCCCATCTTCCATGGTATCTTTCCCCATTTTTTATGATCTCCCTTGCCAAATCAATGCCTCTTTGGAAAAACAATAGGTCTCCTGCTATATGACCACCTGGGAATCCTGCAATTCTTGCAGGCTTGAAACTCCAACCCACGCTAGCTTATCACTCCCATCACCGCGGATTTGCGAATCTTGCCACGCCAGATCGAGCCTTTCTTCGTGGGTGTAGCAACCAGATAGTGGGATCCTTCCTCACCCTCGATGGTCGCGATGAAGCCTTCCCAGGATTTGCCTTGCACCGTAATCCTCGTACCTACAGGCAGGCTTTCTGTGACAGCTTCCGCTTTTGGACTCTGGCTGGGAGCTTCCCCTTGAGGTTTGCTTGCCCGGGATCGTTTCGTTCGGGAAGCTTCGATCTCTTCAGGGGTTGCTGCTTTCATTGCCAGGAGGGCCGGATCAGCAATAGAGCTGACTTCATCCGAGAATTCACCTTTCAGAATCTCTTTCTCGAACGAGTCGGTATCTACCTTGATCACACGTTCCACTTGGTCCTTCGTGAGACCTTGATCCAGAAGCGTTTTGACCCAGAGATCCTCTGCCTGTTCAAGACTGTGGGCCCCTGAGTATGAGACTCCCTGGAAATGCATAGCCAGGGCAATTGCACGTCGACGACTGAGATCTAAAGTAGCCATGTCTTCTCCTTCACTTTCAAGTTATATCTAATTATATAGAGTTTTCAGATAGAAATCAACCATCAATTTCGGAGAGATTTTCTGCGTCCTCTGGAGCTGCAAACCAGAGATCCCTCCTGGGGCCTGATCGTCCTTCCTTTGTCTTCTCCTTCTCACGATATATCTGACCCGAAGCTTCTAGTGATCTCAAGATCTCCCGGACCTGTGAGATCATCATATCTGAGAACTTCGCTTGAATTTCAGCAGCAGATCTGCCAGGAGACTTCCTCAGGAATTCTACAATCTCAGGGATAGCCGGGTTCGTTCGTTGATTCGAGAAATCTACCTCGACGGAGTAGGATGTATCGAGATCCCTGAAGTTGTATCTCCAGCTGAACTCACTCGATGATTTGAATTCATTCTTGACGTGAACCCACCCATCGTCGGGTACTTCATTGCCCTGTACGTAAAGTGTTGAGTCTGAGAAAGCATGAAAGGCTACCGACCCGTAGCTGTTCTTCGAGTCTCCCCCTCCTTTAGATCTATGGTGTACAAGAATGGCTGAAGAGCCGATTTCCCGAATGATCTGGGATACTGGATCGAAGAGAACTCGGTTGATGTCTGAAGCCTTGAATTCATCGATGTCAGAGAGCATCCTGAGAATTGGGTCAAAGATGATCAACGAGATGTACCCGTATTGCTCCTTGAACTTCGTCAACCGAGCGAGCAGAATGTCAATCTGCTGTGGTGAGAAGAAGAAGGTTCTCGACAGATCTGTCAGAAGAGGCACTTCCTCACGTGAAGGGAGTCTGACGGTCGTGTGTCCATTGGGTAGTTTCCTGATTGAACCCCCGAAGCCCTTCGAGACGAGAATCTTAGCTATACGATCTTGCAATGCATAATCAGGGTCTTCCTTCGAAATGTAGACTACAGGGCCTGGCTGGATAACATCAAACTGACCGAGAAAAGGAGTATTCGTTGCAATGCTCAGCCCCAAATCGAGAGCAAGCCAACTCTTCCGCATCTTGGGACTCCCCACAATCATTCCGACTGTGTTCGTGAAAACTGTTCGTTCAACAAGCCAAGGGTGCTCTTGTAATCTCGTCTGTAAGAGATCTGAAGCTGAGATCCAGTCTGGAGATGATGACTCCCTGATCACACGAACCAGACTGATCAACGTTGACTTCAGCCCAGTTACATCCCTGACTCGTCGCCAAAGATCCCGAAGATCCTTCTCCCCAAGGAGTGGGTTGATAAGCTTTGATAGATCAACACTCTTGAGCTCAATAGATGAGCCTGTGAGAGCCTGTGAGACAGCTTGGAGGCTCTTTTGCCCAGCTTCATCGATGTCTGGGACGTAGACAATCTCTTTGACGCCTAGATGGTGAAGATAGGAAGCCGACCTCGTAAGAATCTCAGGAGCAGATTGTGCACCCTTCGTCAGTGCGTATGCCTCAAGACCGAGATATCTCAGAATACCACAATCTGACTCCCCCTCAGAAATCCAAATTCTCTCAGGCAGAGTCTCTGGCATTGAAGGCCAGAAGGGAGGAGTTGTGCTCCCTGAAGATTCCCAAGAGAACTCCTTCGTGCCTGAACGTCTCTTCTTCTTTGAATCAACTTCCCGCCAAGTGAAGACAACGGATCCTAGATCATACTTGACTCCGAGTGTCTCCCAGAAGTGGGAGGGAATCTGAGTGTACTGCTCCCACCACTCCCGAGGAGATTGCGTAGTAACCTTCTCAGGTACATTGTTGATGTGGATCCTTGGGCCTGTACCCTCGAGCTGCTCCAGGATATCTACATAGTTGCAACCTGCAAAACAATTGAGTACGACACTTCCATCGGGGAGTTCTCGCAGGGATAGGGAATTCTTGTGATCATCGTGAGCTGGACATAAGGCTGTGTACCCATCACCTACAGGACGAACACCTTCTAATCTTTCGAGCCACCAGTCGAGAGGATACGTTCTGGACATTCTAACATCTCCTGAGTAACTTTCTCAACTTCTCCCCATCTCAAGCCAACTTCAGCATCAGCTCGAAAAGGCACGTTCGATGAAACTGGGATATTCTGAGTCATCTCATACTTGATCTTTGTGAGACTCTCAGACAATGCATCCAGACGAACTTCAAATACGATAGAGTCGTGTACAGTGAATAGGATTCGACACTTCTCGGGATCTAGGGATTCGTGGAGTCTTGTCAGGGCTGTGAACGTCAAATCAGATGCTAAGGATTGAATCGGGCTATTGACAGCCTGTCTCTGAACTGAATTCTTGTTGCTCCAGGAGATATAGGGAAATCGTCTACGTCGTCCCATCAAGGTTTCAATGTAGTGCTGTTGAATCACGAGATCATGCTGCTTGCTAATAAACTCTTTGAGACCTCCAAACTCATTCAAGAATGAGTTGAGGAAGACTTCTGCTTCAGGGAGTGTCCAACGTTTGCCACCTTGCTTAACGTAGTACTCCATCTCCCAGCCATCAACGAGACTTTCAGCACTTCGACCATAGATTACTCCAAAGTCAACGTACTTGGCAAGATAACGCTCAAACTTCGTGATCTGTTCGGGAGGCTTCTTGAACATCGCAGCGGCTACTTTGATATGGATATCTTCTTCATTCTGATAGGCCGAGATTAGATTTGCATCCTGACTTAGAAGAGCAGCAACACGAAGTTCTAGCTGCGAGTAGTCAACGTTCAGGATCGCCCACCCAGGCTCCGAGGGGATGAACCCATTCTTCACGATAGGCCCAGCCAACGTAGGGATGTTCTGGAGATTAGGCTCTTGACAGGAGAGACGTCCTGTAGCCGTGCCGAAGATCAGGTAGTCTGGGTGAACGAAACCTTGGGAATCAGCTTTCTCGAGTAGACCGATGATGTACGTTGATAGAAATTTCGTCTTCTGTCGATACTCCGAAATCTTCTCAATCAAGAATTTCGTTTTGTCTGTCAGCCTAGGATCCTCAAGGATGAGCTGTAGGGAGTCCTTGTCTGTCATATCAGCTTGCACACCGAGCAGTCCTAGGAACTTCTTCTGATCTGCCGTAGAAGAGGGATTGAACTTTCGTCCTGGGCTGTACAAACCTGCATCTTCAGCAAGCTTGAGCAACGCTGTCTTCTCCCGTGAAATTCGTCTGGGCTTATTGAGATTGATAGCTCGACGATAACTTCCAAACAGCTCCCAAACTGTCTCCGGGGATTCTGAAACACTAGCTAATCTATCAATATCAGCGACACTGCCCACATCAAAGTCTATCGGATCTTCGTGCAGGCCTAACTCACGAGCAGCTTCAAGAAAGATTGATCGAAGCTCTGCAATCTCTTTTTCAAGGATTACCTTCTGCTGCCTCAGATACTCGGGATCTATCTTCGTTCCCCTCAACTCAATCTCGGCCAGGGCTACAGTGCCTGGGACTAGGATATCGTCGACTAGATTCAGAAGCTCGGGGGACTCTTCAACGAGTTCAGTTGACAGATCTTCGCAGAGACTGACTGTGATGTAGCAATCTAGACCGTGATACTCGTAATACTTGCCCCATTCGATGCGATCATCATCGATATCCCAAATCGGGCCTTTCCAGCCTCTCTCCTCGACGATAGCTTTCACATTATTCCAGAAGTTGTCGAAAGCAAAGTGGTAGTCCGGGATATCGTATCGTCGAGCAAGGCTCTTCAGACCATGTCCAGGGACGGAGTTGCCCGTACGTTCATCGAGAGCGTAGTGCATCAACATCGTATCTGTAACGTTCTTGATCCTCAATCTCTGATGAAAGTAGACTTCGAGAAATTGGAGATCGAACTTCAGGTTATGAAAAGCTTTGCGAGCGTTAGAGTTGAAGAAGAACTCAAGTAACCGAGTCTGAACTTCAATGCTGTCGAGATGACGTCGTCGAATGATGAATGAATACCCTGTATTCTCCTTCTCAGAGCTCTTGACACCGAGACCCAGAGTAACGATTTCATCAGTTATTGGATCCCGTCCAGTCGTCTCCAAATCTATCGAAACCATCGAAGCATCACTGATGACATCAAAGAACCCTAGAGCTTCCTCGATCGATCGTGAAACGAAGGTCTGGATGTCTGGGAAGGGTAGTGGTGCTGACTGGGATGCTAGCTTCTGGATATCTTCTGCGATCTCCCGAAACTGATCCGGGTTCCTCAAAACAGCAGCTGGGTGCAGTGTCGGAACTAGAAACGACTCTAGATGATCGTCAACATCCACAACTTCATCAAGCACGTTCCAATCGAGCTTGAACATCTGCCCAATCCCACGATTCTTCGTAATGCTGAGACTGACAGGAGAGCCCATCAAAGCTGAGTAGGCAACTCCGCCTACAGTCAGGATTTTCTTAGGGCGAACATGCTTGATTTCCTCAATCAGACGTTCCCTGCAGGCTAGCCAAGCCTCAGGCCGTGGAGTATCGTTGTTGGGTGGGCGACAGATCACAGCGTTCGTGATGAAGCATTTCTTGGGATCAACCCCTGCCATTTCAAGAACTGATCGAAGAAGCTTCCCAGACTCCCCTACGAAGGGAGTTCTCTGCATAACCTCGTTGGACCCAGGTGCTTCTCCGATGATCAGGATTTCGGCATTCTCAGGACCTACAGCAGAAACTTTAGGGCAGTTATGCTCAGCTAGTGGACATTCATAGCACTTCGTCAAATGGTCGAACATAAAGACTCCCCTCTGATCCGGCCAAGGTATCGAAGACATCGATGTTATGAATTACAGCTGACATTCTCTCGAGGGGGATGGCGTCAAAGAAGAAGGAGGGTGATCTTTTGGGATACTCGGGAGTCTTATGTAGCTGAGTTTCATCAAGCAAGATGCCATTCAAACCATACACAATCGGCTTCGCCGAATCAATCGACCGAATTAGATGCCCGTATTCACGAGCTATAGGTTGATAGTTGTGAAGAGCTCTCCCCCAGCCTAGGAGATGAATCGGGAACCCGAACTCTGTCGACGCTGGCAGGACATGCTCTTCGAGCATTCGTTTCAAGCCTCCCGGGAATTCACCCATCGTATCGTAGTCCTTCGAAACACTGAACGTGATACCCGGGCAGCCTAGACTGTCAAATCGATCTTTGCGATAGAGATATGCTCGTAGAAGAGCATTGAAGCACCGGACCCACTCTGGGTAGGTGCTACCCTGAGCTACCAGGGAGAGACGTGGCTGATATTCACTGTACACCTCAGAGCCTTCTGTCAGTATGAAATCCATGGCCTCGGAGATTCGATCTATGGTAACATCGGCATCAAAGAGTGTATCAGGGAGTACGATCTCCTTCGCCTTCAGCTTCTGACCGTTCTGCAGGATAGTGGAGATCGATCCCCCACTACCGTGCTCGTGAGCAGAGTTGTCTAGGATTACATACCCACCATTCAGAGCTTCAACTGTGTAGAACAAACGATATGTCAAGGAGTCGAGCAGATGATTCAAGATCAAGTGGTATGATCTTCCAGCGGCTAGTGTCAGATTAGGGATTGGCAGGATTAACGCCGTCTTCATGATGTCTCCTTTCATGCTATTATAATAGCTTTCAGAGAGAAATCTAGGGAGGCAAGGAAACTGCTTGCCTCCCTAGATCTAGGATCAAGCTTGCTTCCAGAACTCCCGGTCAATGTACGGGATCGGATCGACGTACCCAACTGCATTGAAAGCTGCTAGACGTTCACAGCAAGTTGGGCACTTCCCACAAGCAACGGTGCCACCTTCGTAGCAACTCCAGGTAAGCTCGACGGGGGTATCGACTTTGTAGGCTTGACGTACGACATCCTTCTTCATCATCCACTGAAGGGGAGTAACGAGTCGAACCTTCATGTACGTCCCGACGTAGATCGCATTCGACATTGCACCATTGAATTCCGGTGTGCAATCTGGGTAGGCCCAATTCCGTGCATCCTCAGCGTGAGTGCCTATCCAGACTTCTTCAGCCTCCTCGATCAGTGCAATCGCAGAAGCCATTGAGATCAGAATGGCGTTTCGAAAGGGCACGTACGTCGGAGAGACCCCAAGATCAAGCTCCAGCTGTCTGTACGTCTTGTGAGGAGTCTCAAGAGTGGGATTGATCAACGTAGAGTCAGCCCCACGAAAGAGATGAGACGGCAGGTGAAGGATACGATGATGGATCTTCAGACGCTCTGCAATCTGTTTGGCAGATGAGAGCTCTCGTTGATGACGTTGTCCATAATCCACTGAAAGAGCGAGAACATTCGAAGCGCCGTGACGACGAACTGCCATTGCAGTGACAGTCGTGCTATCAAGACCACCAGATAAGAGAGTTACAGCTTTCATTCTACCTCGCCACTAAATGATAAACGACCCCACTGCTCATCTTCCCTCGATTTCTCTGCTTCAGCCGTGATACCAATCCCTCCCCGGGGGTTCTGATTGATCTTGACTGAGAGATATTTCGGGTTCAACGCTGAGAAGAGAGCATCACAGATTTCAGCTGCAAGAGCTTCACAGAATGCTCCTCGATTACGGAAGGTCATCAAGTAGAGCTTCAAGCTCTTAGATTCGAGACACTTCTCACCTGGCAGATAAGAGATCGTGATAGTTTGATAATCCGGCTGCCCAGTCACAGGGCATAGGGAAGTAAATTCGTTCGTCTTGAAGGTGACTTCAGTTGTGAGTTTCGGGGCGTCGAAAGTATCGAAGCCTTTGAACTCCGTACCTTTCTGGCCAAGCTGTTTGAATTCGGGAGGTTGACCTGGCATTTCAGTGACTCCTTGAAGTATAAGGTGAGAGTCGGGATTTCTCCCGACTCTCTAAGGGGGTGATTACAGCCCTAGCGAAGCTTGAGCTTCTTCGGCTGGAACTGCTGGGTCTGGGGTTGAGTTGGCTGCGCAGGGCGAGCAGTCGGAGCAGGCATTGCAGCTTGAGAATTGGAAGTATGCAGAGTTGGGCGTGGAGCAGGCACTGCACGATTGACTGGCTGGCGAGGAGCTTCCTCAATCTCATCATCCATGCTCAAGATTTCATCAACACGGGCCACTGGACGTCCACGATACATTTCATGGCGGATGACCATGATGCCAGAAAGCCCAACCAGGTTCGGCTCCAGCAGAGTGCCAGTCTCATCATCGATCTCGAGATCGACTGTCTGATCCCCATCTGGATCGATTGCACCGACGGCTTGAAGGGCAGGGACGAGAACCCAGAGGCTCTTCGGGCTCAAGCTCGTGCGAAAGAGGCGCTTGCGTCCAGCGAACTCACCTTCAGAAATTTCGAGCTCCCACTCGAGGTAAGGATACTCTTTATCTTCTGCCTGTTTTGCCAGGACAGAGTTGATGATGAAGGGATAATTCCCTTCGGGGATCAACCCCCCAGATTCCACATCAGCGGTGTTGAACGAGTACTTCATTCGGGGTCCTTTCGTACTAAATCCTGAGGCTACTCTTCCTGATAGTTGAGAGCATCCATCAGTAACGTAACCGTCGGGTCAATGATTTCATCAGGCACATCCTTGAGCATCTCTTTGGGCACACGAATCTTCGCCCGGATCTTGGGGTAGTTTTTCAGGATCAGTGCCCGAGCTGAACTTTTGTCTTCAAGCTCGACTTCAGCAATGTAGCCAACAACATCTACGATGCCTGGAAGTTCATCTGCAAGCTTGCCTGAAAGAGCAGGCTTGATAACAGATCCCACTCCCGGCTCTACATCTTGTTTGGCCAAGGCCGTAAGTAAGACGTGCAGCTCAAGATCACGGAAGTTGCGGATGAGACGTCGAAGCTGGATGGAAGCAATGCCGTAGTCGCCAATCTCGACGAGATCGGGATTCTTACGATTCGCTTCTTCCTGCTCAAGGATTTCGAATAGGCTGAAGATATGAGTCTCAGTGATGCTATCGATAGCAACAGCTTTGAAGCCATGCCCAGTGCCTTTCAACTCCTCAAGCACAGAGTGATACGTCTTCCAGTCCGTGATATCAGCTATTTCGACATCTCGACCGGCCAGGCTGGATTCACCTCCTTCGAAGTTCAGGATCAGAAGTGGAGATGTTCTGGGATCATCAGCAGCAGTGCCGATGAAAGTCGTTTTCCCAGCTCCGGGAAACCCGAAGAACAGGGACTTGAGATACCTATGGAACGATGGTCTGTGGGTTTTGGTTCTACTCAGTGGCATAAGTTTACTCCTTTCTTATCTAATTATATATGAATTCTCGATAGAAATCAAGGGGTCAATACAGACTTTTCGTTGTAAAGTTCTGCTTCAGAATAGCTTCAAAGTCACCTCCATCATTAGCAGACTTGCAAGCTGTTCTGAATGGACAGCTCTTGCACTGGAAAGGGTTGGGATTTGGGAATGCCCAGACATCGGGAGCTTGGAGTGCCCTCAGAATATCGAACACTTTCGCCATCAAGCGTGTCTCAAACGAGAGAAGCTCTTCAAAGTTTCTCATCGTCGAAAATTGCTGGAAGTAAGTCGACCAGCCAGAAGCCTTCAAGGTCATTAGAATATCTTGATAAGGCTCTTGATCAAGCCCAGACTCCTCGAGAGCTTTCATATACATCGCATAAGTCGTCGCTTGAGACTTCGCTTTTGAAAAGCCCCCTCGAGTAAGCATTGCTGGTGGCTCTGGCACTGCCTTGAAGAGCACATTGTGAAGGATACCATACGGCATCTCATCAGTCAACACTGTCTGAAGATACGCGTAGGCTGTCAGCTGATCATCGATATCTAGAGCTTGTGCATCAGGCTCCCGAGAATAGGTCTTGTGATCGACCAGCCATAGATGACCACGACCATCACGAAGAACGAGGTCAGACTTCATCACAATCGTCACACCAGGCAGAATTTCGTGCTCAAGCTTCGTTTCAACAGAGACAATCTCGCCTTGGAGAAGCTCTGGCTTTTCTACTTCATCATACTCGAAGAAGTTAGCTAGCATCTTCCGAGCTAGATTGACTGCATTCTCGAATGGATCACGGGAGATCGTCCAATAGGATCCCAAATGCTCTGCGATTGATCTGACAGATCTTGTCTGCCAAACCTCGAAAGCTTCAAGACCCTTCTCAGCAGAACGATTGTTTCTGTAGTAGCCTTCGAGTCCAGCATGGACACCCGAGCCTAGGAAAAGTGGAATCTCTGGAAGCTTCGGACCCCCATACTTCCTGTACCAGTACCAAGATCTCGGACAAGCATGAAAACTCTGGAGATCCGATACTGAAATTCTAACTGATCTCTTCATTTCTTTCTCTCCTTAGACGATCATAATAGAACATCGCGATGTGCAATGCATCCTTCTCGTGTTGATTCTTAGGCACAGAAGATTCTAGTCGAGCTATCGACGACGTCTTCCAGGTACCTGGCAGGAAGATCTCAGCCTTGGGAAAATCAACCCACAGCCGTGAAACAACTGTGAGCAAGGTCTGATTCATCTTGCTGGGAGTAGGGATAGGGACGAACTCGATGGCTGTAGAGTAGTGGGGAGTCGACTCTGATAGAATCTTCAAATATTCTTGGGTCGTCACCTCTGCAACCGATAGAGTGAAAGTGAGTTCAGTTGTCCCATCATAGATTGCCATTCCAGTTGAAATACCGGGATCGAATGCAACTACTGTGATCACGACTGACTCCTTCCCAGACTCGTCAATAGAATTGACAAGTCTTCATTCGAGATGCGATTGAGATCAATCGACTTGCCTGCTAGATTATCGGCTACGAGCTCATCGACTGTCCCCTCAGCTACGAGAGAAATCACACGAACTGAGTGATCGAGACCCAACCTTCGAAAACGATACATCGTCTGGACGTAAGCTTCCATGTCGAAAGTCTTGTCGAGATAGATCATCGTATTTATGTTCGTCATTGTCAAGCCAAACTTGCCAACACCCGGGCTCATGATAAGAATCGGGAAGTCACCTTCTTTGAACCTCTCAACAGCACCTGCTGGATCGTGATGCCCTCCCAGAACAAGCTCGTTCTGAAACCCAAGCTTAGAAAGTCTCTGGGATAGCTGTGCAGCCCCTTGACGCCAGTAGGCCCAGATAAGAAGGGGGAACTGAACTGACTTCTCGGAGAGCATCTCCACGATAGCATCGTGCTTTGAAGATTCTAGCCCGAGGTCAACATTAGATAGACTCGAAGAGATTTCAAGGAGTCGAACTATCTGGGACATACGATTCTTGGCCTCAACTTTGTGACTATCGAGCTCAGCTATGAAGAGCTCCTGCATCGATGAGTAGGCCTCGGATTGCTCCCTACCTAACGGGATTTTCAGTACTTCGATCCTTGCCTCTGGGAGATCAAGCACCTCCGATGAATTCTCGACGATCATGATATCCGAAAAGGTTTCCCTGAAGTCCAGATCTCGGGACCCTACCACTACTGGGCCCCAGAGGGAAGAGTCTATATAGCAGTACTGCTCAGCGAATCTCCAGTAGCTTTTGAAAGCTTGAGGGAAGATGAGTCTGAATTGATTCCAGAGATCATCTACGTACTTACGGATTGGAGTTCCCGAGAGCAACCAAAGACGTTTGGTAGATTGGGTGAGCTTCTCGACAGACTTGCTTGTCTTCGTACCAGCACGAATCAATCGTGACGACTCATCGCAGATAATGATATCCCAAGGGATGTCTTCGTATGTTCTACGCTGAGTCGTGTTCCAAAGAGTTTCGTACGTCGTGACTGACCAGCCTGATCGAGCAGACTTAGCATACAGATCCCAGAGCTTGATACCAAGCCACTTCTGGGCTTGATCAATCCAAGTGCTTGTAAGAGTTCTGGGAGTGATGATAAGTACTCTCTGAGCTTCAAGCATCTGTGCCGCAACCAGGGCTGTGACTGTCTTCCCGAGCCCAGGAGAGAAGTTGAGGAGCATGCCTGGGAGTTCAGAGGAGATCAAACGATCAATTCCTCGAACTTGATAATCAGTCAAGAAGGGATTCAGATTTCGAATGATATCTTCTCGTACGGGTCTTGGAGAAGCTGCTTCAAGTTCTGCTATTTCAGGGAAGAGCTTTTCAAGATGAAGACGATTAGCTTTTATGTTAGCTATAGACCAACATCGGGAAGACTTCAACCATCGTGCTCCCAGGTCCTGAAGATCCCGTTGATATCTAGGAGCCTCCCCGAATTCGGGTCTGAGCAGGATAGTTCGTCTGTCGTGGGAGAAAGTGACGTCCATTGGATGCTCTTTCAGGTAGCTGAGCTCCCGATCTTTTGGGAGCCCAGCTACCGTCAAAAGGAGAGTACTGGCGGGCCCGTAAGCTCTACCGAGAAACCGGCCCTGTTAGCAGAAGCCGACCAGTTGGATTATTCTATCTCCTGCAGAATAGCCGAGAAGGCGGTCTCCTTGGCTTCTGCGCGATAACCGAAGAGTGAATCACGTTGACGAGCTACCGAATTCTTTCGGTCGGATCCACGATAGTCTTCTAGCTCAACGATCGCATTGTAGAGAGCCCAGAAGGTCCCACTGACCCCCGGAGTATTGAGACCGGTTCCGAGGCCATTGAAGAGATCGAGTGTCAGATCCCGACTCTTACGTTGATATTCGAGATTGTACTCATATGAGGCTTCCCGAGTCTTCATCACATCCTCGGGAGCATTCCGGACGGGAGGTTTCGGATCCGGGTACGTCCGACGGAGCACCGTAGCCAACTGTTCCTCAGTTGGGCTCTTCTGAGCCATCCTCTGGAAGAACCCATCGATCAGCTTCGAGTTCTCAACTGCCCGATCGTACACGTCCGACATCCAGGCTTCTAACTGTTCGGCAGCGCCCTGTGTGTGACGGATACGATATGACTGGACTGAGTGGCTCCGAGCAATCATCAACGTGTTCTGACAGACGACTCTGAGATCAACGTTTCGAACGTAGAGTGCTCGATTGCCCATCATCGGAGCATCAATGAGAAGGTAGTGCTCAACTTCATCCCCAGCGATCACGCTCGGCTTCGGCATCTTCGTCGTAAGAAAGATCGTTTCGCCACGACCGAGAGCACCCATTGTTTCAACGGGGGCATTGATTGTACGATCATAGATCTCGAAGAGCTTGAGGGGGCTTATAGCCTCGTACTCCAGCCCAACTGCACCGAAGAAGACGTACTCTGGATCCTCGGGGATTGGGGTGCGGAAGATACCGCGTAACGGGACTTCGATTGAATCGTTTCCCGAAACTTGGAGTTTCTGAACCTCGATATCAAACGTGATGGTGTGGGAGGATGCTTCAACTGCACCCTGTTCAGTCTCGCTGACGACGCCAAGTGCATGCCAGGCGGGCTGGCGAAGCGAATAAAAAGCTGTTCCGAACGCAATGTTGTCCATGATCTTCTCCTTTACTGGACAGAAAGTAGGATTAGGGTTTCTTACCTATATTATACCTACTTTCGAGAGAAAGGTCAACCCCCAATTTATATCAATTTATGGTCGCCAGGAGCGATCCTCATGATCCCAAATCAGGATGAATGCAACTACAGCGAGGGCGACTACTAGGAGAGCACCAGCAATGATTCCCAGAGTACTCATCTTGACCTTCTCACTCCCTCAAAGAGGGCTAGCTTATCAGAAAGATCATCGAATAGTAGAGCAGAGCGGAGAGATGGAATCGAACCATCGATAGGCTAGTTGGAACTAGCTGCCTTACCACTTGGCGATCTCCGCGATAGAACCTTATGTTCTTATTATAAGGGGTTTTAGCCAGAAATCAAGGGGCCAATTTTACTCGACTCGAGAGAAGACATCTGCGAAGAAGATGTTCTCTGACGGGGCGTGTCCTTCAAGGGCCTTGCTTGCTTCTGCTTCCCAGATCTGCAAACCCTCGATCATCTGGGAGCCAGGCAAGTTACCGAAGCTGTTGTACAGCTGTTGAAAATTCTCAAGATCGAGCTGAGCAATCTCGGGAGTGAAGGGCTCGTTCGCAACATCAATCGGGCACTTGGGCCAACGCCAGTTTCGTGAAGGTAGACGACGTGAAAGGAGATTTACAACCCCTCGAGCAGTTCGCACTTTGTGAACTGAGAGGAAAGGATCTGACTTACAGTGCAGAGGCTTTCCCTTGAATTGAATCGAGCAGAACCACATCGGGTTGCCGTGGATGTCGACCAATCGATTGGGATCATTGTCCAGATGAAGATCAGACCCAAGCTGACCTTGCCCGCGATTCGAGCCTTCGACTGTGTACGCAGGGATCAAGAAATCACACTTCTCGAATCTCTTGCCAGATGAAGTCATGTGATAGAAGAAGGTTGTCTGCAAGCCATTGATCTTCACATCAATAGGCACGCCAACTCCGTCAGGCCGTGGATCACTTTCATGCCACCACCAAGTGCGACGTCTGCAAAGGTGGCAACAGAGTCCACAAGCTGTACAATCTTCACCGCGCTGAAAGATCGTCCAGGAGAACCCACCCAAGCCCTCACCTACAGTGATAGGCTCGAGACCCCGAACCTCGACCGTCAGTGGAGCACGATGATAGATCGCTACCTTCTGAAGGTCGTATGCAAAGCTGATCAGATCCTCTTGAATAAGCTCATTCATGCTTCTCTCCTCATGCGAAATCGGACAGTGGGTAATCTGTATAGAAGGTCTGTGAGGCTACGGTTCGACAAGCATACTTCATCTTCTTGTCTTCGAGACCGAAACCGCCTCCATCTAGACCACCACTTTGAATGTATCGGAAACCTTTCTGTGCAAGAGCACGACAGGCCAGAATTTGGTTGAGATCGGAGAGCCCATACTTGCCCCCAGGCACTGGCTCCCCATCGGGAAACTTCCCGTAGTTGAGACTCTTCTCATTGATCAGCGCTACTGTGTCCGGCTTGTTGGATAGAGGGTCAAACAGATGATGAAGAACTGGATGTCCCTCTCGTGAACCCCCGAAGACAATCTTGTCAGGGTAGTCTGCGCGAACTGCAACACGATCCCTCTCGATTGCCAACTGACGGTGACGACCCTCATTGAGTCGCTTCCAAGTGTCAATCACGTAGAGCTGCTCCTCTTGGCTCGGGTTCTCGTAGAAAGCAGTATCACGCTCCCTTGATCGAAGAGTTTCGAGAGCACGTTTGTTGAGATACTTGTCGGGATGCTCAGCGATGTCGACGACATCGTAGATAGCTTGATGTCGTTGCCCCCAGCTACCAGCGGGATGGAGAGACTTGAAAGCCCCGTGATTCTTCGTCTGACAGTTGATGATAGGCACTGGCCGGGTACTCCCGTGGGAAATCGTGAAAGCCAGACTCAGAAGGGTCTCAGGAGAAGCGCAGAGATCGAAGATACGAAATCTCGGGAGGTTCTTGAAGCGTTGAAAGATGAGTGCAGCTTCGGAGCCTTCGAAGTAGATCCAGGCTTGATCTTGAGCTGCCTCGTACGCATAGGGGTACAGGAAGCAGTTCTCATGGAACTCCTCCTCGTAATCTCCTCGAAAGCTCTGGTACAGTTTCACGATCTCGAAGTAGTCTCTCAGAGGCAGGAGGCTATGCACCCAATCTACGACCTCCTTGCTCTCGCCGGTCCAGGTATCAACCGTGGGTTTTGTCTCCTTCTCATGCCAATCTAAGATCTGATAAGGGAGACTCCTGCCTTTTCGACCTCCGGAGATTTCGAAGCCCCAAGATCGCAAACCTCCGATGAGGTTCATCCGGGTGATCTCTAAGCGTGGATCCGTAGCTGTGAAGCCTTTGATCTCGGCTATCTTCGCCTCGAGATCCTCCTTCGAGATTCCCGAGAGAAGTTGTGGGATCAGGGAGTGAAACTCCCGATCCAAAGCCCGTTCGACCATCTTTACATCAATCATCTTTCACCCTACAGAAGTTCAGAATACTCTCATCGAGATCGTCCTCCCAGAGAACGTAACTCCTCGAGATTGCTTTGATAGCAACTTCACGTGTGTACTCAGGCTCTCCCAGCCAATGCAAGACTACTGAGCCTGCTACACTGTCAATCGATTCAAGCTCGTACCAATAATCAGATTTCTTCGATTTGTAGATCTGCCCGATTCGAAGACCGAAGAGCTTGAAGAGATCCTCGGCATCTTCCTGAACTGAGAAGTCTATTTCGTCCTCTCTCCAAGCATCATCTGGGGGTAGCTTGATTCCTTGCGTTTCAGCCAGCGTAATGAGAGAATTCACTCGACGCTTGAGTCGATTCGTCTCTTCAGTGTACTGAAAGAGATTCAGGAACACATCATTCAATCTCGAAGTGTAGATAGCTGCAATCGGCTTCTCCCCGATTTTCAAGGTGTAGGGAAATCTCTCTCGATCGAGCGAGATTTCACCTTGAAAGGGAGAAGTCGATGGCAGCTTTTTGGAAAGCTTTGCCATCGACTTCATCTCCTCGGATGCTAAGACTTTTGCCAGCGTTTCTCCGTCAGATTCCAGAAGTAGCGCAATCGTTCTCCTCGAACTGTGAGGACTGCTCTCCAATACTCTGGGCCTTCCATCCCTCGAATCGGTTCAAGAAGATATACTCGTTTCGTAGTGTAGATCTCAATCGTGGAGATTTCGATCTGCTTTCGAAATGCCAACTTCGCGAGCTTCTTCTGCTGTTCGACTGACAGGTCTGAGTAGAAGCAATCGAATCGAACTTGATAGTGATGTTTGGGCTTGAACTTCGGTGTCATCTTCCTCTCCTTTTGAATTGATTGGTTTCTTATATCTAATTATAACCTGTTATTGAAAGAAAATCAAGACCCCAATCTTACTCAGAGTAAGTACGTAATAGTTTTTGACCTCCAAACTATTCAATTCCTAACTATATTGAAAGTTAGTTGAAAACCAAGGATCTTTGATAGTTAGGATAGTTAGGATAGGAATAATATTATATATTATTCCTATCCTAACTATCCGTCGCATCAAATTTGATCCTTGATTCTGCATTTCCTTTCTAGTTCATTACTTGTTCCCAGGAGAGTTTCCCAGTTGCGTGCAGGTGCTCAATCCTGTTAGCTTCGAGATCATTACAGATAATCTTCTTGATCTTGTGCCAATCAACTCTGAAATCTTTACGTCCCGAAGGCATCAAAGCTTCGAGGATGATGAAGCGTCCATCCCAACCTTTGAGAGTGGGGAACCAACCTTCCCAAGTCTTCCCTGAGACCAGGACTGTCTGGCCAACCTGGATCTTCGACTGCAGAGAAGCTAAAGTTTCGGTCCCGAGCGGGATCCACCAGATCGTGCTTAAGCACTGATTGCAAACTGCTGATTCAGCTACGTCGACCGTTCGTCCGGTAAGGTGCGTGCTCTCGTGTCTGCAAATCTGAGAGAGGTCTGCGATTTCTTGAATCTTGACATCGACCTGATAGCAAGTCGGGAGACCTTGTCTCGTATAACCGAACTCCCACGTCCAGGAACGTCGATGAGTAGCTTTCCACTCTCGTGGACACCAAGTCGGCCAACGTTTGTACTGAACTTTCACCTGCTCTATCAGATCGTCAAGTTGATCTTTCGTCATCAGCTCCTGACCGATGAGCATGAAATCCTCGTGTCCTTCAGTTCCGTCCATCTGTCGCATTCGTTCTTCGGTTTCCATCTTGTTCTCTCCTTTTGGGGTTTCTTATCTATATTATATGATATTTTAGATAAGAAATCAACCCCTCAGTCTGGTAAGAAGTCAACCAATATTTGACGGGATGATTCAGTTTCTGGAGATTCTACGGGGAGTTCTCACAGTGGGTTTGAGACAAAGACAGACTTCACAAGACAGTCTATGTTCACGCCACGCTGCAAGATTGCTGTCCGAGGGGTTTGCTTCGAATGCTCTACGTAGCTTCTTCCCTACAGCACAAGTTTTCTTCATTGACGAACTCCTACGGGGAAGAGCTCCCGTTGGCACTTGAGAAAAGCTTTCGTGATTCTTTCCAGCCGTGATAACATGATCTCAGCTTTGGGGAAGTCCTCTGATGACAGAACTTCGGGCCCAACCTTCCTCGCGAGATCAAGCATGGACAGGAAAGATTCGAGATCGAGAAATCGAAGATTCTGGCTCATGCTGATCAGAATAATCTTCGTAGCCTCCTCGATATCCCTGACTTCCATTCTGTGTAGATAGAGTGATGAGATGAGTTGATTGTCAGCAGAAGGCTCGAGGATCTGTCTCTGAACTGTCAGGGAAGTGAACCCAAGGTTCTGTCCAGTCTGAAGAAGTGCATCTTCGAGACTCTTCAACATCAAGGCCTGAATCGGCTCCTCAAGAGTTGCCGAGATGAGAAATTGGATTGTCTCTGTCATCATGAATCTCCTACAAGTAGTAGAGCTCGAGCGTCAGTGTCAATAAGCACCTCGCAGTGGTAACACCCACCTTGTTCCTGGTTAAGAATACTCATGTCAATTGTTGGCGGTTCAGTTGCGCCACAAAACGGACACGCTTTCAAAACGCTCATTCCTCACCGCCTTTCGTGCCGCGATTTAACTTTTCGATGATCCGGCAAATCTCCGTCAACGGCAGGTGGATAATCGGGTTTGAAACTACCCCAAACCACTGATGCAGCGTAAGGCCATCCTCCGTATCTACACAGTACCAAACCACGGGGGATGTCTGCAAATCGACAAAATCAGGCCCGCAAACAAAGTAGGCGTCGCCGTCCCTGCGGACTTGCAATTTGTCATAATCGTCAAGCAGCAACTTGCTCATCCCTCACCGCCTTTCATCCACGCCTCAAACTGTTCGGTTGTCCAATCAAGTTTTTCCCGATCATCATAGATTTGCGCCGTTGGATCGTCTGGAGATAGCGGCGCATTGAGCAATTCCAAAGCATCATGTCTGTCAAGATTTCCGCTGCCAACCAGGTTCTTAATTACGGCGAGTCGCAAAGCTCTCGCCATTAGAGTGTCGTGATCGCTCATTCCTCACCGCCTTTCAGCGCGTCACGCGCCGCATCTATGGCCGCCTTATATTCAGGCGTCCAGAATTCTTCCGTCGTTGGGCCGAGTTCATCTTCCGGGTGGAATTGCATCAATCCTCGCAGTGCCACTTGCAACCGTTCCGCACGCGCCTCCGCAGCCTCGGCGCGGGCGTTGGGCATCGCCCTTGTAAATATACGTGGCAATTGCTACAATCATTCATTCAAGCTCCAGCGCCTTTTAGCGCATCGCTGGCAAATCATACAATCTCCGAAACGCGGACGCCGCGAGCCTTCCTCACGACGAAAGCTATGGGGATATACTCCGTGTTCCTTCCACCAATCACGACCCTTCACTTGAACGCCACAGAGTGTGACACCACCAACAACCAAATGGTAAACCTCATGGTGGTACTGATCCCCATGACAGGACGACCCAACTCCGTGCGCATAAACTTCCATGTTGCCTCCTTGTTTCAATCATATCTTCCGATTTACTACATATTGGCGGGTCAGGATTCGAACCTGATTGCGAGGGTCTTTCACCTCAAAACGCGCGTGTCCCCACCACGCCGCCCGCCCAAGTTGTAAATGTGCTACTTGCTGCGATCCTTGAAATACAATCCCACCGTGATAACCGCCAGCACAGCGACCCACATCCACGCGGGCTGATCGGCACACCAGAGCGTCACGACTGCGATTGCCTTGCCTAACGCGCCGGTGACAAACACAACCGCGAACAGGATGGCGGCGAGCGATAAGCCGAATGCTTTCAGTATGCCGTTCATGTCTACCCCCCCATCCCGGTGATGTACAGGTCATCGGCCTGCGCGTAATCCGCGCGGGCTTCCACCAGCTCCACCGGCAGCGGCGCGTCATCGGCGGCGTCCTCTAGCGGGCGGGTGTTCCAATTGAAGCATCGAGAGTTGGGAAGAGGGCCTTCGCTGCATCGTGAGGGATCACATCTCCCTGCCTAGCAACTTCGAGATCTGTCCACGCAGTAGGCCCTCGATAAGCAGTCCAGGCACGTCCATCCATGTGTACGACTGCCACGACTTTGTAGCCGTAGTGATCACCATCCCGAATCTCGTTGTCCCGAACGAGATAGGGATTCAGTGTCCCGAACTCAAAGTCAGGCTCACTCGTTCGTGTCATCTGATCCCTCTTCGTGCTCTTCCTTGATGTGATCGATCAAGTTTTGCTCCTCTTCGAAAAGCTCATCGCAGTCTGAGCATGCGTAACCGTTGATCATCTCGAGCTGTCCTGCTTGACATTCTGGGCATCCCAGATCAGTTACCTTGCTGGAGAACTTGTGACATGAGGGGCATTGATGACCGTCTCCGGTGTAGCTGTTGGATCGTGTGAACAGCTCCCCACAGTTCGGGCATTCGTACAAGGACTCGATGTCTGGGTTATCTTGGGACACGAGTGCCTCACACGCTTCACACTTGTAGATATCTGTAGGCATTAGATTCGACATATCCCTCCTTTCAAGTCTTGATGAAGTAATTTGCTATTTCAGTTGATTCTGGGTTTGACCTGGAAGTGCATCGTCGAGACTGATTTGAGATCCGTCCGACTGGCCTCTCAAGTAGGCATCTTCTCGAATATCCCGAGTGTGTGATTGGTACTTGCCCAGATGAGGGTACTTCTCCACTACGAAGCTATCAACTTCGGCTGATCGTACGACTACGATCGACTGCCCAGCTTGAGTAGACTCGAACTTGATACGCTGTTCCTCGATCTTCTGCTTGACACTCTCGGCAGCTCCGAGGATCCAACTATTGCGCCAGAAGTTGGGTTGATGATATCGGTCGGCTCCCCGTGGGCTGTAGCCTCTCTGAGCTTTGAAATTCTCGGTATACTCCCGGGTGCGAATCTGAGCGAGATTGATGAGCTTCCAACTGAGATTCATGTAGCTGAAAGTAGCTGCTTTTACATTCTCGGGTCGACCGATGAAGATAAACTCACCACCGTGCATGAGGATTCTGCAGAAGTAAGCTTGTGCGATAGCTCCTGCAAGCTGAAGTGCCCACGGCTGGGGCGTCTTATAGCCCAAGGTCGTAGTTTCTTCGATGATGTCTCGTGGACCTTGGGTACGTGTCTGTTCTTCACTGATGTTGTACTTCTGCATGAGTTCAACAGCTTTGGCAGCTGCTAAAGCAGACTCGTGCTCGTTTGAGCTTTCAGTCAAAGCAAGAAGCTGTTGAATCTTCTGAATAATCTTCTCTTCTTCAGTCATGTCTGCGTCTCCCAGAATCTAGTGAGTAAGCCCAACGTGCCGTAAGGCGGCTGCGTAAGCAACTGCTTCAGCATCGCAATCGGGACTGAACGTACCGAAGTCGAGCAGTACGTCTGTCAGAACCTTCGCCTGCTGGAGCTGGCCGAGGCTGTCGAAATCGATTGCAAGGTCGTTGATGTAGGAATCTACGTCTGGGAGTATATCGTAAATCGGGGTCGAAAGTGTGGTTGTCATCGAATCTCTCCTTTTTCAATCTTATGGTTTCTTACCTATATTATATGATATTTCAGAGAGAAAATCAATACCCCAATCGTATGAAAAGCACCCCAATTTGATAGAAAGGTTGATTTTTCGGACGTAATTCGGTATAATTAGATAAGTATTTGGAGGGATATGAAAATCTACACAGATGGTTCATCGACTGGCAAGGTGGGTTCTGGGGGCTGGGCTTTCTTGGTCGTAAATGATGATGAAAGTGAGGGTCTGCTCTTCTCTGGGAATGATCAGGAGACAACCAACAATCGAATGGAGCTGAAGGCTATAATTTCAGCTCTAGAGTACTGTCTTGAAATTGGGCTGAAGAAGCCTGTGATCATCAGTGACTCACAGTATGCAATTGGAGTCTTGACCCGACAGTTTCGAGCTTCGACAAACCTTGATCTTGTCGAATCAGGCAGGGTTCTAGTACATCGTGTTCACCCGAGCCTTTTCTGGGTGCGAGGGCACTCTAAAAATCAGCTTCATGATATCGTCGATCAAGAAGCCAAGAGAGTAAGGCTCGCCAGTGAGAGGATCCCTAGAGGAGAAGGGCACTGACGAGCCTTCAGTTAGCGGGATGACCGCACCACCGACCGGTCCCGCGAACCTACACTAGGGTTGCTTGAGCTGCCGTTCGACTGCAGGCTTGATCAAAGTTTTGAATACGACGGTAGCTACTGCGAAGATTGAAGAAATACTACCACCAATCAGGGAAGCCCATTCTTGCCAAGTTGTGGGATAGGGTGGGGAGAAGACCCCTGCGATACCCATAGCCGCAGCTGCAAGAATCACACTGACCACGACTGCAGTCCAGAGGGCTGCTGTGTCATGGAGCGGCTTGCCCGTGATCTGCTGGTAGAAGGCTTTCACCCCTTGGATTAGCGGGGCACCAATAGCTGATGCAAGTGCAACAGCGATAACGAGAATCTGTTCATCCATTTGAATCTCCTTTCCTGAAGAAACTTTCAACTTCACGTAGTTTTGCCATCAGAGCCTGATCTTGAACGAGGCAAGCTAGACAGGCAGTTCGTCGGTAAGGAGCTTCCTCTCGAGCTCGAATGCCGGCTTCAATAGCTTCTATCAGCTTGACCCCTGATTCACGAAGGATTGTCTCTTCCCGTCGAGCTTCCGCAAGAGCTTCTACGAGCTCTTTATTCTTACGTTCCATCTCTGCTTGGAAGTCACGTCGAAGATCATCGAGCTTTCTCTGCAGTTTCTCCTCTTGCTGCTCTAGCTCATTCCTTCGTTGCTCCTTTCGAAGTTCCTCTTCTGTCTTAGCTGACATCAGTGCTTTGATACCAGCCCAGATTGTGCCTACGACTCCGGAGACGAGCATAACCCCCGTAACGATGGTGTTGATTAGACTACTCACCTGATCCGGATCCATATCGCCTCCGGCCGACTAGAGCATTCGCGAAGAGGATCAGTAAGAGCAGTGTATACCCTACTCTGACTTGGAAGTTCTCGAACTCGGAAACTCCCTCAACGCTAAGCTGTATCAAGATTACAGCTGCATACACGAGATCGAATCCCAACATCAACTTGAGGAATCGATAGGGACCTGGAGCAAATCGTGCAGCAGAGATGTAGAGAATCCCTGTAATCACAGCTAGAACTAGCTCAACGTAGAGCAGAGCATCGTAGATGGTTTTGAGGGTTGTATCCATATCTCCCCCCCCCCCTCACGATTGATTGCTGTTTCTGAGATAGGCCTGCCACAGAATCTCTAGCTTCTGACTATCTGAGAGTTCAGGTTCTGGAGCTGGGCCGGCTCCTTCTTCTTCGAACACCCAGTCAATATCGAGAGCTATCGGTTTGCTATTAGAGCCTTGCACGCCTGGCAGAACAAACTTATCTCCACTGAACTGCCAGATATCCGCTCGACGAAGATCCTCTGGCCAATCAGGCACGAAGTAGGGTGAGAATTTCTTCGGGGCCCAATCATCAATCAAGGACTGCCATGTCACGTTCACGAGTCCCGAGGCGTAGGGGTACGATGCAAGCCAGACTGGACGGCTGTACATCCAGTCAAGCATTGGACGACAGTGGGCCCAGACCCAGGTAGATCGCGTGTATGTCCCAACAGGGATTCCCATCGTTTCCAGCCCTGTCACGTAACTGAGGATCCCCGTTGAGAGTTTTGCAGGAGCAACATACGGTGGGAGATTCTTGTACGACACACCGTGTTGCTCGACATCTACCCAGATCCTCGAAATTCGTGTCCCATGGATTGCTGTCCGGACAGTTTCGATTTGCTTCTTGACGTCGACGTATGGGTCATACCAAGTGAACCCTTCGAGTGTCTTCTGCCAGGCTCCTGCGTGAAATCGAAACCGCTTATCCTCAGCTCCGGCAAATGAGATGCGTGGGATAAGCCGACTGAGAAACTCTGAAGCTTCATCATAAGGGAAGAACCACTGATAGTACGATAGATCTGCTGCAAGATTCATAGACCCTCCTGTTAGGGAATCTGATAAAAGCCCTGTAGTCGGGCTCGTTTTCCACCTGATGTCGTTTATGCCCACTAATCATTACTTACTCCCTATTAGAACTCGTACCAACCATCAAAAGCGCTAATACGTTTATTCCCACTCGCAGTAAACCCATCCTGTTGCGCCGGACTGATACCAAATACAATCTTGTTATCTCCAGAACTTATAACTCCTCTTCCCCATGTTGTAGAGGCCACGCCGTTGTTTTCATATGACGCTGGATACATCCAAATCTGATTTGTGATTGTGGCCGCTGTAACAGGTAAAGAAATGGTGATTGATGTGGCATTGCTTATCCCACTTGTAACTTCACGAACAGAAATGTGAACTTTTCTACCATCAATAGAAAAACGATATACAGCATTTGTGGGTACGGAACTATATCCCGTCAATGTCGGCGCCCAGTTGAACCATCCCGGGAATCCCTGTGGTGTAGTTGCGTGACTGATCTTGGGGCTAGAGATAGCTGTGTTAGTAAGAGAGTAGTCACTTCCCCCGGTGATCGTGACTGTTGTCAGCTCTGTCACAGATGAATATGATGAACCCACGACGTAGAAGTACTTCGTTACTCCCGACTGTACAAGACGAAGCTTCATGCCTGTAGTGAACATCGTCGTCAAATTGCCAGGCACAGTAAATGCAGTAGCAAGCGCGTAAGTGCAAGTCACCTGAAGTGGGATCCATCCTGCCTTGAGTTCTGATATCAAGTCAGTCTCAATAGCGACAATCTCTTCCTGCAGTGAGTTGATATCCGCGGCATAGATTGTATCTACACCGTCGACCTTTACCGTGAAGGTTTTGATACTGCCTGGATATGATGCTGTCATTTGACCTCCTAATCAATTCCGATCAACGTGAAGGAGCTTCCCTTGATAAAGGAAGCTGAAGGGAATCCAGCGATTGAGAATGTTAAACTTGTGATAGGTGCCATACTGCGCCAGACTCCAAAGGATTCTCGAATGCCACCAACTTCGGATGTCTCATCAAACCCTATCAGTGATCGAATGTTCTTGAAGAAGTAAGTCTGTGAATATCCGATAATCTTAGCAAACAAGGCCCCTGTGCGATATTGGGCAGACTCGATGCTAGGGAAGGCAGGCAAATAGACTCCAATTTTCGACACAGATTCGACACCGACTATGGGAGTGGATGGATTTACGATGATGTACTGAGTACTGTAGTTGGCTCCCGTATCCCCGTTGAACTGAAGGACTGGGATGCCACCCGTCTGCCCGGGGATCCTCAGGGTAGCCCTCATGTCTAAGATGAGATGGGAAGCTGTCTGAGGAATATCTGATATGAGTACAGAAGACTGCTCAAACTCGAGGGTTCGTGTTTCGATGAATCGAGCTGTCTGACCCAGCACTGAATTCAGATACTCCATATTGTCCCGGATGAGGGAATTATGTCGAGCTGCATCCCAGACGGAACCAGGCTTGATGTAGGGAACTTGAGTGTATGGCATTAGGATATCCCGTAAAGATCGATCTGAAAACCGGGCATGAAATTGTTAGCACCCGGGAAGAGGAGGATACTTGTAATCGCTGCTGTGTTCTTCCAAGTACCTCCGAACATGATTGAGAATATTTGCCCGAGGTTGAGGCCTGAGTACAATGTGGTCTGCCCAAAGTACGTCTTCTGAAAGGCCGTCCCATCTACATTGAAGAACATCGTCTCAGAAAACCCTGCCAGCCCAGGAGATGCATCTCCCCCTGGGCATGCGCTGATCTGTAGATAGTTAGCACCCAGGGCTTCAGAGAGAGTTTCAGTCGTATTGTTGTAGGATACCGAGAAGAAATCATAGTTGTTTCCCGTATCTCCATTCAGCTGTGCACGAATGCCAGTGCCTCCGGCTACATCAACACGACCAACCGTGTACAGTCTCAAGAATGAGTAGCTTGACATCGATACATTGAGAATATTGACACTGGCTGTTGGAGTCTCTATAACTCTGTGGAATAGTCGACGATAAGTCAAGTTCTTCGATCGAGCATAGATCTGATTGAGACTATCAGCAACGAATAGATTCTGATTAGCAGCAGTCCACAGATCTCCTGTTCGAACAGTAGGGACTCGAAGGATCTCTTTCTCTTTCATAATGTCTCTCCTTGTAGGCCATACAGATAGAAGATTGAACCGGCAACGAAGTTGCCCGAAGAGAGTGACAGGGTGATTGAGTCGATCGGAGTTGTTGACCGCCAGTGAATCATTGATAAGCTCGGGATCAGGAGCCCAGTAGTTATGCCTGTCTGAAGATAGCCTTCCGAAAGACAGAGTCGATGAAGATCTGCAGGGATTCGATAGGCTGGGAAATATGTCGAAATGCTTCCACTGAGACCTGCAGTAGCAGATGCTCCTGGGATCAAACCTAGTAGTGCCGAAGTCTGACCTTCAGCGTGGAGTGTAGCGGAGGCCGCCTTCGTCCAGGAAGCTCGTGAATAGTCGTAGTTAGCTCCCGCATCTGAATTGAAGACAGCCCTGACTTCAACGGAAGCCACAGCAGCAGACCCTCGAGCATTGATAAGCAGCTGAAGGGATGAGTAAACTTGGGGGATGCTAGAAAAAGCAACAGAAGCAGCATCTACTGCAAGTCGCGTCGACTGAATTCTCTTGGCTGACACTGATTTCGAAAGCTCTGCGAGAGCAGCTATGTTATCCCTGACGTACAGATTGAACTGATCTGCACTCCAGGAACTACCATCAGCAAGATAAGGGGGAGTAGTGTATGACATCGAGATCCTCTATACAAAAGTAGCCGTCCCCAGAGAAATCGGGAACTCCCAAGATCGTACGCTCAAAGCCCTACTCTTATAGGGCTCGAGGGAAAGAGTTGTCAAAACAGCCTGCCCTGTCTCGGCAGTCCATGAATGTTCTAGATACCCAACTGAGGACCGAAGGGTAGATCGAGGAATGTTCCCGAAAGTATACTTGACAGGATAAGCAATATCGAGCAAAAACTGATAGTCGAATCGTGAGTCAATCTGTATCTTCGGGTACAGCTGTCCAGCAACGAAGAAGTTCTTTACAGCTTCTAGCAGATCCTGTGCTGAGAAGGGATTCCTCTGTTCTTGGTAGTCGAGAATCAGCTTCTTAGTCCCGTACTTCTCAATACTCGATGAATTCTGGGCACGATATGAAACTGTACTGCCATCTACAATCGGGGAGCCACGCAGCTGCAGTCTCAGCAGAAAAGCATCTGTAGGGCCTGAATTACTGAGAGTCAACTGAGCACGACTTCCATAATCAACTAAGGTTGACGAAATGTAAGCTGTCAAATCTGTCCCAGTGCTCTCCTGCTCTGAATAAGCGACGAAGTCAAGGTAGGGTTTCAGCTGAATCAAATCTGCTGCACGACAAGGAGATCCATCAACAGAATAATCAACCCAAATTTCTAAAGAACTCATAGCTGGTACTACGACCACTTGATTGGATGAGCTCCAGAGAACTTCCGAATCAGCTAGTTTGGCTGTGGGTATAGCTGAGATCGTCACATCGTTCCGGATCGTCTCCCAAGGCTGAGGGATGTTGACTTCTTTCAAGACGATTGTATCATCAATTTCCACAGGAGTTCTACTAGTGAAACTCCGGGTACCCGAAAGAAACGTCAGAGAACCATCTGCAGCAACGAAGACCTTCCCAAAACCTATCTCTGCTAGATTCGCGATGGCATCCCAAGCAGATATGTCCGAAGAAACTGACCAGAAAGGTATGATTTCGGGGGATCGATCGAGAGAAACTCCCCAGGGCCAATCGAGAGCATCGAGAACTTTCTGGATGCATTCATCGACTGTCAGTGAGAACTGAACTGGGATATCTACACTCGAATCCAGCAAGTCACGAATTCCATCGTCGATCGTAATCTTGACTTTCGGATCACGTCCTGAGAAGGGCTGAATATCGGAGATGCGCCCAGCGAAGACTGGGTACTTCGTGCCAGCTTCTCCCAGCCGAACTGAAATTTTCGCTAGCTTGCCAGGCAAGACATTCGGGTAGAGTGGACTAGCTGCATTCCAGCTATCGTATCTTCCTGATGAGTTATCTAACGTCAAACTTGCTGAGCCAACCTGTACTCGATTCAAACGTACATTCGATGAATCAATCAGATTCTCACGGCCCCGACGAACTGAGAGTCCAATGAGATACTCAGCTTCATTCTCCCCGGTGAATTGGCGATCACCATCCCAATCAATCTCGAGACTCCAGAGAAGATTTGGGCTCGGGCTTGCTGGTAGCCCATATAGAGTAGAACCATAAGTGACTTCACTATACTTGCTCATCGTTGAGATCCTCGTACGTATTTACGGATAATCTCCTCGACCACAGGTTGGATTCGTTCCTTCACTTCACTCGCATCCGCGAAAGAGAGCATAGGCTGATAGTTGAGTTGAAGGATAACACCCCCAGCTCCTCCAGCTAGTCCGGCAATTGCTCCTCCGGCACCAATTGGGGATCCTCCTCGAATATCGAGCTGAGAACTGAACTCTGGGAGGGCACCGCTGTTTAGGTCTGACATTGCTTTCGTGATCCCACGAAGGCCTAGCTCAAATGGTGTTGGGGATCCAGGAGTCAGCCAATCAGGGAGTTTGATGGTCGAGAGCTTATCAGCCATTCTCCCGATCCAGTCAATCACAGGCTTGATGGCGTTTGTAATTCCATCGATTGCCGGTATGACTTTGTCCGAGATCCAACTCGAGAAGGCCTGGAGAACCGGGGTCAAAGCCTCGATAGCTTTCTGCATAGCCCCGATCAGGATATTCAAGATCGGGATCAGCACTTGGATGAGTGGCGTGAAGAGATCGATGATCACTTGCAGTAAAGGAGCTAGCAATGGCAGAACAGCAGTCACGAGTGGCATGATAGCCGTGATCAGAGTGCCAAACAAGGAGACGAGTGGGGGTAGAATCGAGATGATCAGCGGCGTAGTGGCCGAGATTGTCTGGATTATAAGCCCAATCAAGTTCAGCAGAACCTCTGTAATCAGTGGCATGATCGATTGGATAACACTCGAGAAGAGAACTGCCATTGGGGGCAGCAATGTTGTAATGAGGGCAGTCATCGGTGTGATCAGCTGATTGATGAGTGGCACCAAAGCTGGAAGCACCATCTGGAGCAGCGGCATCAAAGAAGTGATCAACGTTGAGAACAGCCCGGCCAGTGGAGGCAATATGATCATCACGAGTTGCAAGAACCCTGCAGCGAGTAAGCCTATGAGCTGCCCAAGAGGAGGAAGGATTGTCTGTGCTAACGTTACAAGGGGCCCTGTAATCTGCTGAATCACAGGGAGGAGTTGTGGGAGAATGGAGGCTGCAATTTCAAGGAGTGGGCCCAGGAGACTCAACACTGGGCTGAGGATGGAGAGAAAAGCTCCACCCAATTCTCCTAGTACCGCAGCAATTGAAGGCAACAGCTCTCCCAGTGGAGGGAGAATTGTGCCAATCAGAGACATGAGGGTCTCCATGAGGGGGCCGATGAGTGCCCCGGTTAGGTCTGAGAATGCACCTAGCAGAACTCCTAGCAGAGAAAGTATAGGGGGACCTACTGTAGCACTGAGCTGAATGAATGGTAAGATGACCCCATCAAAGAGTGCTGGCCCGACTTCTCCAATGAGTGTCGTTGCTATATCGCCGAACTTCGTTGCTAAAGGAGCTAACGATGCAGCGATATCCTCTGCTCCAGCAGCAAAAGCGTCTGTTTGCACGAAATCAGCTACCATCGTGCCAGCTTCTTTGATAGAGTCAAAGAACGGCTTGAAGGCTGTACCGATAACTAGTGTTACATTGTCCTTGATTGTAGATACGAGGCCCTGCCATGAAGCTGCCTGTTTCTCCATAGCACCATCGAACCTCTGGAATTGCTCTGTAAACTTGCCCCAGACTTCTGTCGAATCGGCTCCTGAGGCTGAGAGCTCCTCTAACTCTGCACGACCTGTAGCTGAGAGTAGACCCATTTCTTGCAAGCGAGCAGCAGCCTCACCGAATGGTCTACCTGCTTGAATAGCAGAATATGCTCGCCCAGCCCAAAACGAAACTTCCTCAATGCCGACGTTAGCAACAGCTGCAGCATTGCCGAAGAGAGTCAGATTCTCCTTTGAATCAAGGGCAGACCCACCGAAGGTTTCAAGCAAGCGAGAGGCTTGAAGGATTGGGCCTGTCTCAAAGGGGGTTTTGGCTGCAAACTCATACAGAGTAGCAATGTGCTCTTTTGCAGCATCCGTAGATCCTAGCAGAGTCTCAAACTGGAGGGTAGCTGTCTCGAGCTCAGCGTTCGTAGATAGAGCGGATGCCCCCAAGGCACCTAACCCTACTACAGCTGAACCAAGAGCTGCTCCTAAAGCTACTCCAGTCGTCTTCGCGAGACCACCGAGCGTAGAGTTCAGGCCTTTGAGCGTGCCTGACGCCTTATCTGTAGCTGTAATTTGAACTTCGAGGTCTTCTTTCGTTCCCATAATCAGTGTGCCCTCGAATTACGATATTAGAGGCGTTCGCGTGATCTCTGACGAAGAGATGATAGGAGTTGCCATCTCAAGAACCACTTGAGCTTACTGCCGCCAGCTATCTCCCATGGAGGTGTCCCCCACTGCTCTGCAGCAAGTAGCACTGCAGCCCAAGTCGGGGGAGCACCCCCATGTTCCAGAGCCGTGATTAGCTGGAGGCGTTGTCTGGGGGGATCGACGACTCCTGAAGACGTTTGATTCCATCCACAAGCTGTTGCACAGCTACGTTCATCTCAGTGATCGTCAGTTTGCCAATCACCTTCTTCGCCTCTTCAAACGTTAAGAAGTTGCCTTCATCATCAGTGACGAAGCGAGCCAAAAGATCACGTCCCTGGCGAACACGCCGGGAACTTCCCTCCTCAATTTCGATGAGATCGTCGACCGTCAAACGATCTGTATCGATCTTCAACTTCAGTTTCATAGTATCCTCCTCTAAGGCAGGGATGGCAGTGCATTCACAACAGTGATGCGGCCCCACAAGGCCTGCGTAGCATTGTAACCGATTTGGAGAGTGCCTGTTACAACGTCATTACCATCAGATTCATCAAGCTTATCGAAGGTAGCCCAGCGACCACAGAGATCAATCTGCAACGTCTTTGCTGGATAAGTGGTGCCAGCAGTCGTGAACGAAGATCCTTCAATCTTCAATCGGACAGCCCGAGAGACTTTGTTGCGCCAATTGAGCTTTTCTGCAACGGCAGAACCATTATGCTCGAAGGTGATCTTGAGCGAGCCTGTAGGTCCCACTTGCTTCAGACGATTGAAGAAGAGCTCTCCATCTCCACTGAACACAGGGACGAGACCTGTTTCTAGCTCAGCTTCGAAGCCCAGCAACGTGCCCGAAACCAGGGTAGTCCCGATGGTTCCGGATGCATCGTCAATGTAGAGCCTCGACTTCTGGAACACAATTTCTTCAACTGGCGGAATCGAAAGGCCTGCAGTAAAGCTTGTGATAGGGGTTACCTGACGGCCAACCCAATCAGCAGAGACTTGGATCACCTCCTTCGGCTTGCCAGATATGTTGATCTTCTGCACGAACGCGTATTCGAGTCTCTCGACGTCGACGTTATCTCCACTTTCAATCGTGTATGTCTGGATAACGTTGGGAGTTGTGGTCGGGAAAGTGTAGGTGTAGATGCGCCCACTGCCCGGACCGTCGGCTACGCCAGTACCAACTTTCTTGATGCCAGCCTCGAAGTAGTAGCCAATCTGTTCGAAGGTGGCTGGATTATCCCCCGAAGGGAATGAGCCCTGCAGACTTGCTACGTAGTTACGATCCGTAGACACCAGCAGGCCAACATCCTCCTCTGGGAATTGGACATCACGATCATCCTGGAGTGCAGCTCCAGCGATACGCATAATCGTCGTGGCTGCTACAGCTGTTCCAGCTGTTGTTTCGGCTCCGATCTGCACCCGTCGAAGCTTCTTGATACCGTCAATCATGTTTGACCTCCTGAGGACCTACAACTTTGTTTTCCTGACCTCCCAGAATGTCAGATTTGCGAGGGAGACGATAAAGGCCGGATTTCAGCAGAGCTTCCTTCCCGCCAAACAGACTCACCTCAGCTTCAGTTAGATCCCGAGCTGGGACTCCCGGGAGGAACTTGCCTGCGCCTATATAGATCAACATATCTCACCTCACACAACGTACATTGGAATCTTGACGTCAATCTCGAATCGATACCCGATTGTCTGGACCCCTGCCCATTCGAGCACTCCGAAAGTTCTACGAACATCATTCATAGTACTGACTGACCCTCCCAGAGTAGGATCAGCAATCAGGGCCAACAGAAATGGATCCCGAAACGTCGATGCAAGCTGGATAGCCTGGCCGAGCAGGGATCGAGCTACGTGAATCTCAACGAAGAGAGTAGCTAGATCATTTGCTTCTCCAGCAGCTCGAGCAACTAGAACCCCAGATCTTTCGTACGCGATCCCAAAGGGGAAAACCCCAGGATCCTCGGGAATCAGAGTTGGAGCAGACTTCATACCAGGCAGAGCAGCCAGCTTCGAAGTCAGATTAGCAAGTGCAGTATCTACACTCATATTGTCAGCTCCATGTAACCACCATCGACCAAGATGCCTTGAATATCAGGGTCGATGTCTTTTACGTACTGGAGTCGTCCCAGCTCAGCGACAGCTCCTACATCCTGGAAGCCTTGCTGCCCCCTCTTGAACCAACGAATCGTTTGAATGGAGACTGCTTGCTTGATCTCTTCTGGGACAGTCACCGAGAACCCCCAAGGCCCTGTAATCTTGACAGAGGCTGGATATCGATACCAGAGGGCTTTTGAGCTGGTCAGGATAGGGATGATGAGACGAGTGTAGGGAGGGCGATTGTAAGGCCAAACCCGATAATCTGTCGCAGCCCAAGCTACGTAGACTCCATCACCAGCTTCGTCTACTTCGACGAGTGTTGGAGCTCCTGCAAGTTCATCAATCAACAAAGTATCTGAGCCTGACCCATCGAAGTAGCGTACTGATGTCGAATCGGCTGCATATGACCCAGGATCCCTCTTCGTGATGCGGTCAATCAAACGACTTGCACGAAGAGAAAGATCAAGTAGGACAGCATCGTAGGCTGTGCCAAACTGGGCATCTGGCATCAAGGCCTTGATTTCATCGACCGCACAGTAGCTACTTGGTGACATCGATTACTCCACCTTCTGCTCATCTACAAGATCAGCTCCTGGAGCTACATCTTCGGGAGGAACGAGAGGAGGCACTGCTGCAGTTTCCTCTTTCTTCTTCGAAGATCGTTTTTCAGGGGTGGGAGCAATCTTGATAACTTCCAAAGCTGGAATCTGTTCTGCCAGAAGAGCTCCAACTAAGGACTCGGCTACACCATCAGGGAGATCAATCACCTGACCGACAGTAACTCTTTGTGGTCCATAAGCCAGAGTAAGTTCTTTCAACATTCGAACTTTCATCACGACTCCTTTCGATACAGACTTCGAGCACGGGCTGTCTCCCAAACAGTTCTGAGGGGTTCACGATGTTCGAGGCTATCATTCCTCTGAAGATAAGAGCCGACAACGGCAGAGAAGTGGAGGAACTTCTCACCTTTCGAGGCTATTCGAAGCCAGAACTCGTAATCCCCAGCAATGCGATACGTAGGATCGAAGAGTCCATACTTCTCGTGAAGGGACTTACGCCAGATTGGCATCGGGCCTACGAAGCAACCTCTCAACAGCTCCTTGAAGCCCCCTGTGAGCCAAGCAAACTTCCCAACAACCCCTCCATCAATCTCAGAAACGATTTCCTGATCTCCATAAACTACAGCGTAGCTTGGGCGACGATCTAAAGCTGCAGTCATCTCTTCGAGAGCCCTCGGTTTGAGACGATCATCAGAGTTAGCACTCGTGAGATACTCTCCCAGAGCATACGGGATAGCTTTGTTCCACGCATCATAAATCGTCGGGATGTCAGGAGTGAGTAGGACTGCTACTTCAGAGACGTTATCTTCAAGGAACTTCTGGGCTATCCTAGCCTCAGCACTGCCTGTTTGACAGACAACGATAATCTCGGGGATCTGAGACTGCTGTAGCAAGTTCTCAATGCGAGCTTGCAGAAAATCTGCAGCATAGTAGGCTGATACGATGGCGGAGACTTTGGGATCAGTCATCGAAGTCCCTCCAATCTTCTTTAGGGAAGACATCAAGCTTTGAACCAGGGGTGATGTTGATGATTCTACGACCTTCAGTTGTGAAGACTGTCTGGGCCATTTGATACGAAATCTCGGACTGGACGAGGTCAGGGTTGTGCCATCGAGATCCTTGGAAGTACTTGGGTGAAAAGTGATTAGGATCTGGCCCACTCAAGATGTGTTCTTCGTTAGGTTGCCCTTCGAATTTGTAGTTGTGATCAACTCCAACAAGAAGGACAGTCCTGAATCCCAACCAGAAGGCCAACTGAAGGGCAACGTACGTGACTGTAAAGCCTTCATAGACCCACTTTGAAGGATCCCGACTGAAAATTGGCAAAGTGGTCGATCGAACTGGCAGTGTATCTGGAATCAGAGTGTGCAAGCCTGCACGAATAAACTTGGCTTCACATTCAATCGCCGAGATTTCTTCAACTGATTGCTCGATCACGAGAGGGTTGATGGCTACGTAGTATGTGGGAGTGAAGCCTTCGAGCAGGTAGATCCGATTGGTGCCAATCGACGGGTATCTCCCAAGGAAGCTGAGGGGGATACTCGAAAGGCTAGGCCCATTCCCGATGACGAGCCCTGTCTGTCCCTCGTGTCGAAGCTTTAGGTCAGACCAACGGGTAATCACGACTTTCTCCCTGACTTGATAGTCTCGAAATCAGCGACGACTGAGTGATGATCCTTCTGATAGTTACGAAAAGATGATTCATCTACAACAGCATCAATCATGTGGGGGCTTGTTGTCGTCGTATCTACGAACATCTTGATTCCCAGCCTGCGACAGTTGGCCGAGAAACCCATATCTTCCCCTGGCCAAACATCTTCCCAAACTCCAGAGTAGTCAACCCAGAACCAAGGTGGCTCCATTTGCTCGAAAACTTCCCGAGCAATGAGGATCGACCCTGTGCCAATGGCATCGACCTCGATCAAGCCTGGCTCCCACTCAGCCGGAGCGTAAAACTTGCCATCGTCCCCTTTGATGAAACAGCACGGCTCATAGGGCTCTCCCCGACGAAAGTTCAACCCTCCTACAACTTTCACTTCGGGATACAGCATCACCCAACGAGCTAATCTCTGCACAATGTTCGTCGGGTGGATATGATCAACATCGAGCATCAACAGATGAGTAAAGTTACTCTGAAGAAAACTTCTGACCAACTGATTCCGGACGACATCGGTACGTCCATAGTCCTGATGTAAGAGTGCAACTCCGTTGGCAGCAATGCCCCAGAAATTCGGAAACACATCATCCGCATGAGCCATTGCTCGTTCCTGTAAAACACTGGCCACAATTCTGGGCCACTTCCAGGCCCGTACAGGCCACGTCTTCAAAACGCTTTCAACTTCAGCTTGATTCATCGCGTCCCTCCGGTGGTGTTGAGCTGGGTGATCGGGTGACCACCCAGCTCAGAGGTTCACTCAAGAACGTTCAAAGGTCTTACGGGCGATACCGAGCACGTGCAAGCAGCTGCACAGCTACGATCATGTCACTGCCAGTTTGGCAAGTTCCCACAAATCTGACGTACCGTTTCTGCATCACGAAGTGAGTCTCTTGACTTCCACCCGTAGCAGGCAGGGTGCCAAACGTGAGAACTGTGGTTGGGTCAGCTCCAGTGGAACTGTCGCTGGCCTGGATGTAGCCCCCACAAGTGCCAGCGGTTATGCCAGCACCGGCGGAAAAGAGGGCTTTGATACCATGCTCGGTATCTAGACCTTGCAGGTCAACCCAAGTGGCACCTGTGACGCCACCAGCGGTCACCTTGCGAGGGGTGATCAAGAATTTGGTTTCAAGATCCTGAATCATACGTCTTACCTCCCAAGGAGAGATTCCGAACGACTAAGAGGTCGCGACTTTCTGAACCTTCATACGCCAAGGCTCAATCGTCTGACCACCTACGCGCTTACGAGCAAGCAGCAGGGTGATGTTGGTCTCGGCGTACAGCTCCGAGAGACGCTGGATCGAGAAGCCCACACGATCCAGGATCAAGTACCCAGTCAGATCACCGAAGATGATCGGATAGGAGTTGGCGGCGATGGCAGGGACAAACTCTTCACGAACGGTCGGGAAGCCGAGCAGATCCCGAGGATTCACGCCGAAGTTGCCGACATTCGAAGTCACCGGCCACAAATACTCGTTGTCGCCAGATTTCATCTTGCGGACCGCTTTCTCAGTGGCCTTGCTCATGTACCACTTGGCGTTACGTTCGTACTGGGCCGGGAGAGCGTAAGCCAGGTCAATCAGACCATCGGCGGTCAGCGCACCTGCTGTACCAGAGGCTACGTAAGCAGGACCATCAGTGCCAATCTGAGCCAGGATCCCCATCGGACGACCGATACCGTTGCCATTGATGAAAACATCGTTTTCACCCAGAGCAAAGGCTTCTGCGAGCATGTCCGAGGAAACACCGACCACATCGAATGCACTGTCTTCCAGGAGATCATTCGAAAGTGGCATTGAAGCCATCGCCGTGTGGACCGGGATCGCATACAGACCAAACACCGGGTCAGTCACGCGATGACTGGTTGACGTCGCCGGAGCCTCACCTGTCCAGGTGAAGCGAACACCCGAGGTGTACTTGTCGTCGGCCGTGTAGTGTACTTTCGGCCACTTGGCGATTTCACGACCAGTTGAGACCACACGGGCATTGGGACGGATGGTAGCAGATGCGGCGATCTTCTTGATAAGCTCGATGTGATAGTCCTCCGGGACCAGGAAGCCACCAGCATCATCAGCGCCAGCGGAAAGGGTCTTTGAATCATTCGGGCCAAGATTGGCAAGACCCTTACGACAATAGGCCTCGAAAGCAGGCTGGTAGCCCTTCGCCTGAACAGCTTCCGGAATCAGATATCGGATAGTCTTGACGGAGGAGATCGGGATCTTGTAGATGGGGTCGATCGTGATTGATTTGACTTCCAGTTCCCGCCAGGACTTGGGATCAACGTGGGCTAAACCCTCAGAGGGGCCAGCATCACGCCAACCCACCTGAGCAGCCTGTAAACCTTTCGACTGATCCAGGAACTGATCACCAGCCAGGATACGTTCACCCACCTGGATACGGGCTTTGACTTCGTCAGCCTTACCCAGAAGACCATCAATCTGGGTCGCGACTTCCGGTGGCATGTCTTTGCCCTCGAACTCTTTGGCCTTTGCCCGGGCCTGTTCGATCAGCGTCTTGTATTGGTTACGCTGATCATCTAATTGAGACTTGTCCATGGTTACCTCACAGAAAGTAGAATCGGATCATGCTCCGCGAGCTTGATCTTCCGAAGCAACTGTGCAGTGAGTGCGGCCACCTTTTGAGGGTCTTCCAACGGCTCGGCTGCGGCAAGAATATCTTGCAGTTCCGCTAGAGCACGTTTCAGTCGATCAACATTCGATGCACTGAGAACGCGTCCAGACTTGAACTCATCAACTTGAAACGTCACTGCCCGATAAGCAAGCTCGACGAACTTGAAATCAGGAGCTTCTTTCCCAAACTGCTCGTAATGGCGTGATAGATGAGTGTAGACAGCCTGACGATCAGAGTCAGGGATGTCTACACCCCCACGAGCTCCCATCAATGCTCCCATTGCTGCGCTGACCCCCCTCCAGACTGCAGGCCCAATCCCTGACTTAGAAGCTTCATGATGGGGGAGCTTGAGATCACCGAACGTCTCGGGAGGTGTGCTTGCACTCCACGCAAAGTGTCCTGCAATGCGGCGCCTCTGAGACTCCGGGAGGTCTCCAAATGACTCATCTGAGAAAGCTTCGAGTCCAGGAGCTGACCAGGGTTCACTCTCATCAGCTTTGCCTGTATCCTTGAAGGGAATAGCAGCTTTTGAAGCTACTGTAGCTGGGTTCATGCCCCAGTTGACATCGGAAGTATCCCACAAACGACACTCTCGAAGATTGCGGATGACTCCTTTGCCTGGAACCTCCTCGAAATCGAACTTGATAGGATCGTACCCGAATGACATCTCAGAGATGGCTCCACTGATGATCCCGCGAAGGATCTCTTCGCCCCGAGGCGTTGGGAGATATTCCCGAGTCACCTGCAAAGCACCCGTAGCATTCGGGTACATGTTCAACACTTCCATAGGCACATCCGCAACGCCAACTTCCCGTATGTCTTTGATAACTGCTGTCGGAGGTTGTGTAGCATCATGTTGCCAGAGATGCTTCACCCGGGAAAGATGCTCCTGAAGGGTTTTGCGGAAAGCACCTGGGAAGATTCGATCACCACCGTCATCGATGTTGCCCATCACGGCTGTCAACCCGGTAACAGTGCGATCTTCGATACTCTTCACGACCGATGCAACAGATTTGTACTCCATCTTCTTCTCCTAAAGCTTCTTTACCCACTGTTCGAAAGTCTGGGTGAAGATTCTTTGAACTTGACCTTTGGCCTTCTCAAGAACTCCTTGCAACGTCCACCATCGACCCCGATGAACCTTCGCTTGTGGACCACGAGCATCTACCTTCTCAGTGCTGATAACGTACGGTGCATAAATGAGATTCGTCCCGATCGTGCCTATGAAATCGGACCCTACTGACCTCACTTCCGTCCCAATTGATCGATCGAGCTGCATCGTACGGGTGTACGTTGATCCAGCAGGCGGAGCAGGGTAGGGTGGGATCTCTTCATGGACGTACTTGACTGAACGATCCATTGCAGTGCGAAAGGCAGACTTGAAGCTAGCCTCACTGCCTCCCCACTTTCGCCTGAGCTCATCGAGACCTTCGATACGAATCTTCAAACTGTCCCTCCCACTATAATAAACTCGGAATAGTCTCCCAGAACGACTGCTTCAAGTTCATCGAGGTTGCCAAACCCAGTAGATGGGATCGAGAAGATTCGATTGACAGGAATAAAAGCATCGACATATTCCCGATTTATATCTGACGAAATGAAGAACCCACGTGATGTCGTCCAAGAAGTGAAGGCTCGATTCCTTGAGGTCCCGATCACTTCTGAACGAACTAGATGAACCATCTCTAGATTACGTTCCCGGAACCACTTCTGAGTGGAGTCAAACATCAGGTTGCCCAGAGCTCGAAGATCTTGCAAGGCCTCTGGGTGTGCCTCAAACCATCTTCGAACACCAGCACTGATGAAATCTTGTGGGATAGCAACTCCAGCTTTCTCAGCTGCAGCCTCGATCATAATACGAGAGGGAACGGACCCACTACTCCCAGCCCAGTGTCGTAACATACTCTCGATGAACGCTTCTGGACTGCCGGTAAAGCCTTGCTCTTTCATAAGATCGGAAAGTCCGATTTCGCTCGGCTTCCAAGCTTGAGCAAGCCGACTTGCAGTATCTGCCATCAACTGATAGCTTGAAAGGTCTCGTCCATCTGTAAAAGCTGATCTCGAGAGGTCAACTCTCTCTGGTTCAATCCCACCAACTACAGGATGCTCAGTACAACGACAACCTGCATGAGCAGGGGGACGTCGAGTGCCTGTAGAGTAAGTCTGATCGAGAGCAACAGTTTCTCCTGCGAGTCCCCCACAGATTGGACAAACAAGCTCATCTTCGGCCGTGAACCATCGGGTACCATCGACTACCCCCGAAGCTCGCCACATGATGTAGTTGCCTTCAGCGTAAGCCCGGGTAGTTTCAGTAACGGCAATCAGACGAGCTCGCCAAGGCTCGTAGCTCTTTGCTAGAGCATCGGAGAGGGCATCGAGATGCTGTCCAGAAGCTACCCACTCGGGAAAAGCTGCAGTGAAAGCTTCCATCGATGTCCTAGTGATCTGGGCTACCGATTCTGCTGTGTGAACGACAGCCCAGGCACGAGCTTGCTGGTTGATCAGATTCCAATCAACTGAAACACCCACGATTGCATTCCCTAGAGCATCAAGACCATCAGGGATACTGCGAAGAGCAGCCTCTTCAATCCAAGGCTGCATCACCTTCATCAGCTCCTCTGACTCCTGTTGCCAGAATGCATCATCAACGGGCATCGATTACCTCCGAGTTTCACACCTATATTATACCGACTTTCTTGAAGAAAATCAATACCCAATACACTAAGTTGATTCAACTTCAATCTGATCCGGTCTGCTCGTCCACTTTCCCGCGATTGACTCGATGTGGGCTCTCACTTCCCAGGCCCCCACTAACACGAGATCCTCACCCGTGAGTGTGTAAGAGAGACTACCATCGGAGCCTGTCGTCGTGAAGTCAGCTGTTCGGGTAATAGACGTAAGACCCCGACGGAAGATCAGTTGCTTTACCGTTGCTCCACTGATGTCTTTGGCTACACCGTTCTCTTTCACTGTGAATCGAAGGGTGGTCCCGACATCACCTAATTGAATGACCTTGGCGCTCATACTCCTCCTTCCAGAAGGATCACTGTCGAAATCTCTCCTTCAAGATCAATCTCTGTCTGCACATCTCCAGCTAAATCTACAATCGATGTGATTTCACCCTCGAGATCAACGTAGATGTAGATAGCGGAGATGATAACTGCTGGACTGACTGTGCCCCCAATCACGGCTGCAGGTGAAGGGGTTGTTGTGATTGGCCCCAGAATGATCGTAGAATCTACACCGGACCCTACAACAAAAGCGACTGCTGGAGTCAGAGTGATCGGGCCTAAGGTGATCGTTGGATCAACACTACTGGATTGAGCAACAGTAGGGCTGGGTGTAACAGTAACCGCGAAGCCAACGACAACTGTAGGGTCTACTCCACTGCTTGCTTCTTCTGTGGGATTAGGTGTAATCGAGATTGGCCCGAGAATGACTCCTGGGTTGACTCCTGATGATGTGCTCAAGGCTACATCAGGTGTGAAGATTACCCCCGATAGAATGACAGTCGGGTCAACCCCCGAAGATATCGAATCTACAGCTTGGGGGACAACGACTATGCTTCCCTGGACAACTGTAGGATCAACCCCTGATTCTGTTGAATCTGCAGGGTTGGGAGTGACTGTGATTGCACCTAGGGAGATTGCAGGATCGATCCCACTGCCAACTGCCCCTGCAGATGAGGGTGCAAAAGCTACAGCACCTAGAACAACTATCGGGTCGACTCCTCCGGCGGTCTCAGTGGTGGGAGTAGGTGTTACTGTGACTCCACTTGCTACAGCAGCAATGGGTAACAGAATTGGGCCGACGCCATACAAAACCGGTGGGTTGTCCTCATCTGTCATTGTGCCGTGAGTCGTCAGGTCACCACCACCTGAATAATCCCGACCACGATTGGCTCCGATGTCCAAAAATGGGAACCAGGCAGCTAGGCTATCCCAACGAACAGGCAGCATCTTGAACTGCTCGGCTTGCAACTCTGCAAGTGTCAACGCTGCAGTCCAGATCTTCGTGTTACCGATGCATACCACCCCGGAACTCGCTTCCGCAACTCCCAGGTGAGCAGCCGGGTTGCTCGTCCTACTGCCCACTCCCGATGTCAGATTAGCATCTTGTGAAAATGGAGCTGCTAGGCTGCCTAGATATGCAATGCGGCTCGTATCCGCGGATCGCACCAACGCAGCGCAATACCAGGTATTTGTGGATAGTGCAGTCGAGCCTAAAGCATCTACGCGAGTTGCATCGTTTCTGGCCTGGATGTACAGGTTATAAGTCCCTGCAACATTCATGATTCCGAGCTCATCGAAGAAAAATACTCCGGCTGGCTCCGACCGGAGTGAAATGAGATCAGCCCAGGAATAGCTGCCCGGTGCAGTGACCAGCCGGAACCAGCACAGCAGCGTGTAATTGGCGTCATAGCTGGGCACGTTGCTGGAACGAGCCAGGTAATCCGTCCACTCTGCCGTGCCGTTACGAACAGCCATTATGCACCATCACGCAGTTCAACGCCGAGAACATAAACGTCCCCAGACGCTGTATCGCTAGCATTATCAGCATCTCTGTTCAGTCGCAAGCGGAAGTAATCACCTGCAGCAATCGAATCCGCGTTAGTCATTGTGATACTGATACTCTGTTCATACCCGGCTGTAGCAGGTACTGTGCCATTCCCACTGTTGGCCGTGTCAAAAGAATCACCGGCATCCAGATCAACAGCATCCCCAGGTGTGATGGCCTCCAAGGCCGCTTGGAAGTAGACCACACCGCTAGTTGCAGACGCCATGATGTAATGCACAATTGCGGTAATTGTGCCGGTCAGCCCTTGAGGAGCAATCCCAGTCCAATAAGCTGATTCATCGGTCGCTGCATCGAAAGCTAGGACTGGACGTCGATTGATCAAAGTGAGGGCAGCTGGGTTGGATGATGGGAAGTGAGCTGATTCTGGCGTGAAAACAAAACGGGTTGCCACATAGGCCTCCTGTTTACGAGATTCTGATTTCGCAGTTTTGCAGGGTCAGAGGCTGCCCGCTTGAAACTGTTCGATCACTCACCAGATCCCAGGCACAGATGACTTGCCGATTGCCCACTACAGCTTCATCCGTGAGGAGCACAGCATATCGAGCACCACCTCCGGATGCTGGTAGATTGCCTCCCGAAGCAGTCCACACGATATCTTTGATCTGCAATTCAGATCTATCATCTGTGTCGTTTTCAACCAAGCTGTCGAAATCAGTCGCTCCAGGTGTCAATTGATAACCCCCGGAAGTGTAGCCATTGCCGGCTGCAATCTCAGTCAGCTGGGAAAGCGTATTGATGTCAGCGTTCGGTGCAACAGCTGAAGTGACTAGCGCAACATAGAAATTCGTTGGTCGAGTTGCCCCACGAAAGGCGTAGCTCAAGACCAGAAACTTACCACGATTCGTCCACAGCATCTGAAACTCCTTTTCTAGATCTTTATCTCATTATACGAAATTCGATCCCTGAAATCAAGGACCAATCTCCCACGATGAATAGTTTTGAGGATAGTTAGTTAGGTTTTCCTATCTCTTTTGAAGGATAGGATCAAACCGAGGATCTTGGGGGATAGTTAGGATAGTTAGGATATATATATAAATATATATATCCTAACTATCCTCACATCGCCCAATTTGATCCTCGATTCACAGATCCCTAACTTTTCTTCTGCTTTTGCAGGGTTTTGATCCTCTTCTTTTGAAGAGTAGCTTGACGACGTCGATCATGTCGATTCGGCACGAGAGACGGTTTTGCTTTCGGGGGTACAACTTCAACTTCAATCTCAGTCTGAGTTGGGGTGTTCATCTTTCACCTTCTGAAGTACACGCGTCTTCTGAGCAATGAAGAATTCAACGAGCCTCTCAGTCATCTTCTCCTCGAATTCCCTACGTCGTTCATCTGAAGGAGAGGATAAGAGAGCCTTCGTTTCAAAGTGGCCTAACTGAGCTGCCCCCTCGATTGGCTCAGAGAGATTCGTTGACTGTGTGATCGGGATAGCAAGCTGCTGTGGAGATCGCAAGAAGACATCACCAGCTGGGCCATACGACTTCAGGCCTACCATCTCACGAAACTCATTGACCGTGATAGCACCTGCTGTGAAGCCCTCTCGAGCCCGGCTCCAGATGATGTTTTGGCTCTCCTGTAAAGCTGGGACTCTCGAGAAGTCCCACTTGACTGTGATTCGATCACTGTCATCAAACTCGGGTAGGATCTGATTGATGACCACATCGAGCAGATCTGTGTAGATAGGCACGAGAGAATCTTCCCACCACGACTTTCGCGCTTCAGCGTAGTTCGAGTACGTAGCTCTATCCAGGCCAATCTTCGCACCAACGAGGATCGGAGGGACATCCAAGACCATACAGATGCGAGCTTCCGACCGTGCATCAAGAACTTCAAAGCCCATTTCCCGGAACGTCAGACCAATGCGTTGATAGGTGGCGTCAGAATCGAGCACTGCAGGGTCCATCCAATTACGCCAGCCACCGTATCGCTGTCGCCATCTAGCCCGAATATCATCGACTGCATCTTGACGAAGGCGTAACTTCGAGGTGATGATGCCCATGGGAGTCCCGCCTTCTTGAAAGAAGACTTTCAGGAGCTCTGTCATGTCGTTGTCTGTATCCCCGGATCGTGAAGCAACAGCAACAGGTGGCCAGGTAGAGAAGAGACCTTCTGGGTCCCACACACGGAACGCCACGACATCTTTGGGACCTAGCTCTGGGGGATTCGTGATACCCGGTGGCTCGTAGATGTACTTCTCGATCTCAACTCGATTGCGCATCTTCACTTTCACCCAATCGGGTCGTAGAGGCCAAAGGCCGATGAGCTTGCCTCGTTCACTTCGTTCCTTCTCGAAGAGAGCTTTGCCTGAAAGTTGCTGATACACGAGAATAGAGTACCAGAAATCGTACTCTGACATCTCTGGGTTTGGTTTCTGAATCAATCTCTTCAGTGGGTGGTTCGGGATCTCAACCCCGGAAGCTTTGTCATAGACCTTCAGCTCTACCTGAGAGGCCGTCTTGCCCTTCTTCGATATGCACGAATAGATGAGCTCGTTCCTACGCCACCCATGCTTGATCATATTCTCGAGCTTCGTCTCCGAGAATTCAGCTTGTCCTGATTGCCAGGTAGGTATCAACGAAGCTACCGTGACCTTCGAGGAGAAGAAGCTCTTGATAGCCTGGAATGCTCCCATAGTCCCTCCTAGACGAAAATGCCCGTCCGCTCAAAGTTGTTATAGAAAGCCATGATGACTGCATCCGCAGAATCTGTTGATCTGCCCAGCCTCTTGCGGATGTCATCCTTGCTCTCAATTTGAATTCTCCCGTTGGAAGTCTCTTTCCATCGTGGAGCTGTGAGATCACCTATCAACAGATCATCGGGTGGCAGAGCAATCTCTTCTCCACGATCCGGGTCGAGAAGCTCTCTAAGATGCCACCACGCTTCAGCCCTCTTGTTGAGGAATATTCGCTCCCCCGATATATCTGTCCCATCAGTTGCTTCAGCTGAGTTGAAAGCATTGACAGGGATCCCAAGCTCACGAAGACGATCTACAACACCTGCTCCCAGCCCAATCACATCCACGTTGGCTTCCGCATGATCCCTCAGTCGAGCAACAATCTTGCCAGTCGTTGTCATCGTATCCTGCTGATCGAACCGCTCGATGTGGGAGATCACATTCGAGTACCTTAGAGCCAAGCACGTCTTGTCTTCACCGTACCTCGCGATATCAGCTCCCAATGATGTCATGGTGTGATCGTTGGCTCTCCATCCTGCATCCATCAGCTTCTGCCAACGTTCATTTGCCTGTTCAACCCAAGCAAGAGGAATTGCGGAGTCCGTCTCTTGAGCAGCGAACTCACCCAACACACGATTCTTGAACACCGACGAATTCTCACCCCACTGACGTCGTCTTGCTTCAGCCCACTCCTTATTGATACGCCCTGATTCGATTGCCTCATCGAGAGTTACTCTATTCACGTACCAATCTTGATACCCTGCCTTGCGAGAACAGATATCATAGAAGCGACCATTAGGAGTGCCGGGAGTCGACCCTGCAAGCCAATAAGCATTACCAGTACTGAAAGCACCTTCAACTGAATCCCACGTTGGGTCAGGGATGATCTTCGCTTCATCAAAGATATAGAGGATCTCTGAAGCGTGGGCACCTTCCAACGTCTCGGGGTTGTCAGACGCAATCGCGAAAGCCTCCCCGAAGTCCAGCTTCAAAGCTAAGCTTAGCAGCTCGTGATCATCGAAAGCTTTCCTGCCAATTTGATCCCACTTCAAGCGTCGAGCCCACTTGTGAACTTCTGGCCACAGAAACTTCTCAAGCTGTCGCCAGACAGAAGCTGTAGTTGGGATCTTCCAATCAATCTCCAAGGCATCTCTCGTCAGCGCAAACCAAAGGATCGCTTGGCTGAACGTTGTCGTCTTCCCTAGACCATGAGGCCCAACCAGAGATTCTCGCCTTTCAGAGATGAGTTTGCTCAGCGTTCTCTGTTGATACCCTGCTAGTCTGTCATCGTTTCGCCATAGAATACACTCTTGGGAAAAACCGACAGGATCGTTGAAGTACTTCTCACCGAATCGTCGATAAGACGATGAAGTGCTAGTCGTTAGACCCGATTCGACCACCCATCTGAGTGAGTCGTAAGAACTCATCCCCGATGGCCTGGAGTACGGTAGGATCTGAGACATGATTCCTCACTGTAGTGACTAGAAGGGCCATCAAACTCACAGCTTCCTCGGAGCTGATCATCTGCTGCATTTCAACCAATCGTTTCCGTTCACTCTCAACCAGTCGACGTTTCTGATCAATCAAGATCAGCACTTCATTCCAAGCCTGGCTGACCTGCACGCCAGACTTGATGATCTCCATGAGAGTAGATAAGCCCTGCAAAACGTCAGGGACTGAACCTGCAATTTGAGCTTCATGTATCTGACCCGCGATCGTAGAAGCTCGTTCCCAGAGCCGATCCGTCTCCCCCGTGCTGGTACGTTGCATCAACTCTGTCAGACGGGCTTCTACGACCGCAATGTCCTCCCTCAAACTCAGGAGCTCTTTGTCTTCCCGGGCTTGCTCATATCTCTCCATCAAGTGATCAGGCATGTACTTTGAATACTTGCCATTCCTGAAGTTCGGATGTGAGACTCCCCTTCGAACATTGCCTCCATGGAAGCGACATCGATTCAGCCCAGCTTTGGCCGAGTTCCCACACTGATGACCATCTGGGTAAATATAGTCACAGAGTCGAGTCCCGGGACGAGGCATTAGGCAGGGACTCCTTCACGTTTCTTTCGACGTTCCTTGTAGACAGCCCGAGCTCCCACGGATGCTGGAATCCCAGCCTCTTGCAGGGATGAAATGTCGAAATCCGTGAAGCCGTCAGTTGCCTTCACGATCAGCAGGTAGACCAGGCTTGAGCGGGAGAATCCACGCTCCAAAGCCTCTGAGGAGATTTTCGCAAACTCCTCATCAGTCACGCACGCCATCAAAGTGTTCTTACGTTTTCCCTTAGTAGGTTCCATCCTCTTCTTCCTCCTCTGAATTGTCTCCTCAAACACACAAAAGAGATGACTCGTCACAGCAGTCATCTCTTGTGATAGTGAGTAACTATCTTGTTTTCTGTGGCTACTCCATCCCACGAGTGGGATAGCTTCTAGAGTCTACGCTCAGACATTGTAGCCCCAATGTCAGAATGGTTATTTCATCCTTACCTAAATTATATATGACTCTTTGCCAGAAATCAAGCCCCAATTAGGTCAGTTTTGCGTGAATCGAGGGGAAAGAGGGATGCTAGGATAGTTAGGATATATATATTTATATATATATCCTAACTATCCTAACTATCCTATCCCCTCGGTCACTTTCCTAACCAAATCTTAGATAGGAAAACCTAACTAACTATCCTCATTCCTATCTCTACTTGTGGGACTGATCTCCCCCGGGACTTCCCTTCGCGATGTTTTCTTGACATCCTGCCAAGCAAGATCTCGATAGCTTCAGCTGTCAGCAATGCATCTTCACGAGCTGAATGGACTTCGTCCGTACGGGACAGACCTATAGATCCCAGGATCGAATCTAGGCTTGAGCTGGGTAGATGCCCAGGCAGCTCAGGCAGGTGAATCAGATTCACCAGATGGCAAGATAGAGCAAGAGTCTGCAAATCGAAGCTTCGATGGCCGAAGAAGGAAGTAGCCTTGTGTCTCGCGATTGCAGCGTTCAAGAATGCAAGATCGAACGAGATATTCTGACCTGCTGGCATGAAAGGGACTCTCGGAGACAGCCACTCATTCAACTTCCAGATAGCCGTGTCCTCGTTAGGCAAGAGAGGGGATCGAACTCCCGTCATCGTGAAGCCGTTGATCTTCAAGGCTTGTGGATGCACGGCCAGCTTCCCTTCAGCCTGGATCTCGATGTAGAAAGTTTCTTTCGTCATCAAGTCAACAGCTCCGATACTCAGCAGGGCACACGTCTGAGGATCAAGCCCTCCAGTCTCAACATCAAACACAATCATTCTCATACTCTTCTCCTCAAATTGAAGAGCTCCCGAGAAATTCGGGAGCTCTTCGTGGCTGGTTTCGGGACTAGTCCCAATAGTGATCGATGATCAGATTTTCGATCGCTTCTTCGACAGTGTTGAAAACACGGGAGCCTCCGGGCATCGAGCGGTGGAAGCGATCGTACTCGAAGTCAACCCCTACCGTCTGCTCGAGCTTGAATCCCTTCACCTTGCCCATCTGCCCCCAAGCCCAATCTTCGCCTTCTACGATCTGGAAGAAAATGAAGCCCTTGTGTCCATTCGCGTTGATGAATTCTGCTTTGTAGAACGTGTCCGCCGGATTGTCGGTCGGGGTGAAGATTGCTTCGTACTTCAACTCCGGGTTTGCTTTCCGGAAGGCTTCAACTCGAGCCTGATATCTGTTTTCGGCTTCAATGCGGGCCAACTCTCGTCGTTCTATTCTTTCTGCAAGAATGGCTTTCTGCCGGGCTTCGGCTTCGGCATGTTCTTGCTTGGCTGCTTGGACGTCCGGGCAATACTGGAATTTCCGTGAGCCTTTGTATTCCCGTCCCTTCCGGGTGATCCAGATCTTGGTGCCGTCTTCGAGCAGAGCTTCGAAATAATTGCCTTGCTCACGGATGAGGACCCCGAAAACTTCGTTGTTGAACGTTACGTGGTCCATATACTCTAAGTCGCCGGTTGCCTTGTTCATCTTTCTCTCCTTTTGTCATCTTTTGGTTTCTTACCTATATTATATGATATTTTAGATAAGAAATCAACCCCCCAATTTTACTCAGTTTTACCCAATTTTGCTTTTGATTACACATTCACTTGAATTTTTGAAGAGAAACTAGAAGAGGAGGGGGAAATTCTCCCTCTCCTCTTCTACCAAACCACTTCCTAACCAAGCTCCTACTACCAAACCAATTCCTAACCAAGATGCTAGGCTTTGTAACGCCGGTCCAGTTCCTCGTCGATTACACGATTCAACTGTGCCCAGGCAACAGCTCTTGCTCGATCTTGGCGATCAATCACCCACACGATTGGCAAGACGAGGATCGTCATCAGAAGCTTGCCGATGATCTGTCCTGGCAAGAAAGTCAACGACGACATCCCGAAGGCCAAAGTCAAGAAGAGAATTGAGTCAACAACCAACCCCACGAGATTCGAAGCAATGACTGCCACCATGAGGTTCTTCTTCCGCAGCGGAGTGTAGACCCCAAGATCCAGAAGTTCTGAAATCAGGAAAGAAGCTCCACTTGCAAGTGCAAGAGCTGGCGAGAGTAAGGCCGAAAGTCCCGCACCGATAAGCACTGCAATCGCGCTGTATCTTGTCCCCAAGTTGCGCTGAACGAGATCACGTAAGGTGAATCCCAGACCAACTGCCAGCACACCACTTGGGACCATGAGAGAAAAGATTGGCAAGAGGTGTGGCCCTCCCTCTTCCAGCTGCACGCCTACGTTCGACACCAGCCAATTCGCCAGGAAGACCGTGCCAACGAAGAGCAGGAAGAAGACCCACCCAAAGGTGATACGACGATACTTGTTCTGAAGTGAGGCGAAAGTAGGTGCGTTCATACTAGCGCCTCCAGCTCGGGAATTTCAACGCCACGATTGCTGAGGCGAATCATCGCTTCCTTCAACCAGGCGGACTCGAGATTCCTCTTGGTAGCCCGGGTGATCAGCTGATCGTGGGTAGCGTCTCTGAGAGTCGACTTCACGAGGGCTCTGTAGGTGTTGAATTCGATCAACGCAGCCTTGTGTGAATCTACTCCATCAGCTTGGGACCAGGCGTGATAGCCGTCGTAGTCGTGATGCCAGGAGACCCGATTGTTTTGAATGAACAGCTTGCAGCAGAATGATCCACAGCAGACTTCCGTTGTAAGACGAACAGCTCCCATCTTCCTTGACGTCGCTTGAACTGAAAACTCCATTGTTGATTTCCTCTCTAATCACTGGGATTGTTGCTCTGCTAATATTGTAGCGAGCTTGAATAGATTACTGACAATCGACTGTAGACTGTCGACATGATTCTCCAGGGCGTTGATCTGCCCAGATGGAGAAGTACCTACGGTAGGGCGAAGCCCAGCTCTCCAAAGATCATCCATCAGTATCTGTGCACTCTCCTCACTTAGAATCATGATAGGCTTGATAGGCTGTCGAAGCTCGTCATCCGAGAGAGTCTCCATCTGAACGTTGACAGCCCGTGCTCGACGAAACGTTTCTGTCTCTTCGAGAATATGAATCCCGATGCCCAAGAAGACAGAGTCACGGAGTGCTTTGATGTATCGTTTCGATGTCATCAGTACAGCCCTGACTCGATGAGATCGTTGATCAAGCTCTGAAACCAACCTGGCACTGATCCATGTTCACTCTTGATCACGTAGCCATCCCGTGTGATGACTGATCTGAGATACTGCACGGGCTTTGACATCTGATCTCTGGGGATTGCTGTGATCTCACGACTGGAGGTGTCGCTGATTCGACCTGTTGTGATCCACGCCGACACTCCATCATCGTGAAAACACAAATTCATCCAATTCCCGTACCGATTCTGCATCTCGATCGAGGGACCTTTGTTGCAGGAGCCATCAGCAGCAAACATTGCACTTACGGCTGCAGCGGCTTCTGGTCCGTGCTTTACAGGGGCATGAATGCCCAACTGCACCTTAGCAGGAGTCGCTGCGTTGTAGGCCAGCAGCATAGCAGCGATCATGATAATCAGGACCAGCAGCAAGCGAGCCACTCTAGTTGATAAGTTGGTAGCTTCCACTCTTCACCTCCCGGAGAACGAATTCGAGGATCTCCCGGACAAGCCGGAGATCTTCTTCTGATGGGTTTTCTTTTGCTAGAGCTGCTCGAGCGTTCTCGAGAGCTCGAATGAGATATTCAGGCATCTTGTCTCTCCTTTCAGGAGAGGGTTGTTAGCCCTCTCCTGACTAACTTGAATCTTCGTCTATCGTCGGCCTCTGGTGTATCGACCGGATCCTTGAGTAGGGCCCTCATCGTCATCATCACTGTGGAAGGGAGCAAATTTCTTCGGGTCCATGTAAGTTCGATCGTCGGGTTCAAATTCGTTGGCAATCTTGCAGTTACTGCACCGAATCAGAATCTCCCCAGAATAGTAGGCTACCAGCCTAGCGGATGTGTGGTGTTTGCAGTGACTGCAAGTTCCGACTACATCCATGATGATCGCTACGTCGTCGGGGTTGTGCTTCGTCATGTTTCTCTCCTTCTCTTCTCTATGGTTTCTTACCTATATTATAAGATATTTCAGAGAGAAAATCAATACCCCAATTCGATCAATCTGAAACAAAAAACGAGAGCAGGACTATCTCTGCTCTCGAATCTGGTGTGGTGTGGGTGTAACTAAGCTTCGGGATAGATCTTCCGGCAGCGACTCAACCTCACTGTGCCTTCGTATGTTTGGGTGCGCTTGCGGGCTTTGACCCTGACCTGGAGTTCATTCATCTCGACTACGGTAGCAATCCAGCCCTCCCAACTCTTGCCTTCGACTGTGACTTCATCCCCGATGTTCACTGCCTGAAGCTTGAGAACTTCCATCTTCGCTTCTAGCAGTTCCGGAGTCACTTTCTTGAGCTCTTTGTCAACCAAGAATCCGAAATCGTGGCCGATGACTATCGAGTTGGGTTCACTGCAACTTGGGCACTTGCTCGGGACTATGCTACTCTCGATTTCGAGCTGTCGGTAGCACTGCTTGCAAAAGTAGGCTTCTGGGTGGTTGAAAGCGTTGAGCTTCCCGGCTACAAGCAGATCGTGGGTGATCTGGAGGTTGAAAACTCTGGCTTCTGCTGCTTCTAGGGTGTTCATTTGTCTCTCCTTCAATCTCAATCTTATGGTTTCTTACCTATATTATACGATATTCCAGAGAGAAAATCAACCCCCAATTTGCAGAAGGCTACATCGAGTCGACCTTCTCGACCTTGTCAGGTCGAACTTTGTAGAGCTTCTTCTCACCCTTCTTGTTCTTCAAACTGACTTCGATCCAGACTCCAGTCTTCTCATCCACGAATGATCGTTCAAAGATTGGGTGATAGCCAACCCACGTGCTTCCTTGAACCCTCACCTCTTCACCAGGCTCAAAACCTGACTGATCGGTTGGCTCAGCTTCTGCAGGCTGAGCACCATCATACTCCATCTCGGGCAGAGGAGTACTCCTTTTCGAGAGCTGCATGTAGAGCCCACGAACGATCTTGCCTGTCGTCAGCTGTACTACTGCTCCCTTGAGCTGGGTAAGCTCATCGACATAGAGTTCCCGGATGATGCCAGGCTCGTGATGTCCGTCACCCAAGAATTGAAATCGAACAGAATCTCCTACAGAAAACTCGGCTGACTGATTGGCCCGAAACATTGAATGAAGTGTATCCATACTTTCTCCTTCGACTACAAGCTTTGCAAGCTTGAGAACTGTACGAGTGACCTTCTTCACGATATCTGAGATCTTCTGCCAGATCGAATGTAAGATCTCCCGAATCTCGACTTCGAGAGTCAAGTAAACCAAATGGGACATCCCACCCTTCTCGTCATTTGTGGGTCCCCCATCTTCCATGGTATCTTTCCCCATTTTTTATGATCTCCCTT